ATGGAATTCCCCAATTGCAAGATTATTAACATCATCGGCGGGCCTGGAACTGGAAAATCCTGCATCTCATACATGCTTTATGCAAAGTTAAAGATAGCCGGCGCGGTCGTTGAACACGTGCCCGAATATGCGAAAAAGCTTGTTTGGGCGAAGAAATTTGAGACACTTGATAACCAATATCATGTGAGCACGAAACAATACGAAGATCTCCGTTCGGTGTACGGTAGCGTTGAATACGTGATTACCGATGGAAGTTTGCTTCACGGATTGTATTACAATAAGCACAATCCGACAAATGTGAGCAACATACCGGTCACTCATAAAAAAATCGTTGAATATTACAATGATTTTGATAATATCAACATATATTTGACGCGGGGTGATTTCAAATACGAACAAGCAGGTCGTATTCAAACTGAAGCTCAAGCCCGTGAAATTGATACAGAACTGAAGCTGATTCTCGACGAGAACAATATCCGATACACTGAGTTTGTAAGCGACGAGAACAATATCAAAGATATTATCGCACATATACGCGAATACCAGTAAGTGAGGTAAGTGTAGTAACCACAGCAACTACTTTATTTTTTGTATCTGAGGAACCCATTTTATGTTTCTCTTACCGGCCGGGTATAATTTGATGGGATTTCCTATCGGATCTATTTTTTTCCCGTAAATATTGAACTTGAATTTGTTAATCACACTTATATCATCGGTCAAATTATAGATAGATATATGTCCACGGTTCACACGATATGATCTTTTAGCAACATCTCGAATCGCAGTGAATAATCGACTAATTTCACCCGGTGATAATTTATTTGCCGGGGCGCCGGGATGTATCCTAGCGAGATATAGAGCCTCAGCTATAATATAAGCCCCCGGACCGGCAACCACTTTTTGCGAAAGTAACGCTGAGCTTATTCCCGCGGTTATATTTTTAATATTCGTGGCGAACAAATCTCGTGTCCACGCGCGAGAAAACATATCCGGACCTAATTTATTAAATTTCGCAGCGAACTGATCGGCCGCTATGATCTTTACAGTTGCAAAATTTCTCACATCGAACAAATATAAATCTGTCGAGGACGATCCATCAAAGGTAAATTTGATTCTATTGTATTTGGTTTCAAGAGTTGTCCACGCACCGGTCATACCTAGCGTCGCAGATAGAAATATTACCGGGGATGTCTTAAATTGCCACCACATGTACTTACCTCGTACACCAACCGACTCAACTGTCAAGGGTAGTTGCTTCTTGAACGCGGCTATCCCGGTGATTAATTTTTTGGTGTATCTGCCTGACAATATTTTGATCGAGATTAACCGTTTACCGGTTATCAGTTCGCTGATTTCTTCGGCAAACAGTCTAACTTCGACACCTTCCGGCATATTATTGTATCTTATTCTACCGCCAATATAAAATTGAAAAGGATCATAATATATATATCAATATACCATATAAAGTACAAAGAGATGTTCGGAGCGACTAGCGTTGGACAGTATAGCTACCCCTACGTACCCTCGCCCTATCATCCAGGTACAATGAACGGACCGCCGGCTCGCCCTGTTGAGATTGCTGCCAAAAAGTCAGAACGTGGTGCGCAGAATCGCGGTAAAAACGCGAGACCGGATAAGCCCGATAAGAAATACTACACGCCGGTAGTCGCAACAAGGATTACCTACAAGGGCGGCGCGCCCGTTGGTGCCAACCGCAAAGATCGCCTCGCCATTTGGGACGCTTTCGCCAAAGAAAAGAAAATTCGCACCTACAAGGATCTGAATGAGCTGTATTCATACACCTTGTTGAGGCAAGTCTTTGATTGGGTGAGTCAGTTTCGCGCCGGCATGGTAATGATTTACCGCGAGCCTAAACTGCTCGGAAAACGCGAACTGCTTCTTGTTCACCACAAGGAAGTAGAATACTTCGACGGAAAAACAATGAGAATCATGCCCGAACGTAAGGGTCCGCCCAAAGGCGAGGCTGAGCCTGAAGACGGTTCCGCTTTGAAAACCGCCATCCGCGAGACGCAAGAGGAAACCGGTGTCAACATTCTCGATTCGACATACGGAGCCAAGTTGATGCCCACTGCGTTTCTTGCGCGGCGACCTGAAAAGGGTATTGAAGAGTTGATTGTGTACTTCGTTGCGATCTTTGAGAGCAAGCCCGAGGTAGTTGTTGATCCTGATGAACTAAGTGGCTACACGTGGGTTGACATGTCGGTGGGCCTACAATCGATCTCCGATGTCGCGTCGCCGACTAAGTGGCTTCTTGATTCACTTGCCAAGGTCAACTTCTCGCGAATGACTTACATCAAGTCGCTTGAACTACCTCTTGAGAACTGCTAGCAAATTTATGACCGCACTGCACTGTACATAGAATCAGAACATAGATAGCTATTGATTTTTTTAATCATCGGAAAAGCCGATCATGTTATAAACACGGTTCAATTGTTGACGCTCCATGTATTTATTTTTTCTATCTGCGGCCGCTGTTGGGTCTCCTTTGCCTCGATACTTACCTGCGGTTTTCCTTTCGCGCTTAACATTCAGTCGATCTTCATCTGTATATTGTTCCCACCGTCCGCTGACTGTTGCGTCAGGGTTATTGGTCACGATCATTTCACATTCGCTATCAATTTGCTCACGGGTAATGTGAAACCACTCACCGCGGATGTGAGCTTCGTTAAACAACATGTGAAGGTATTCCTCTGTAACACCACAATCACTGATTTTAATCCAACGATATACTCTCAAGCGGCGAGGATTACCAGTTTGCAACTGATCAAGTCGATCCGCTGGATGATTCTCGGTTTTACCGACTTTGAAGCAGTTTTCGACACCATCTTCGTGTATAAAGTAAACAAAAGGCATCTCAATTTGAATATAAACGTTTTTCATGATATATGAACATACACTTTAATTGAGAAATGCCAAAAGTACGCGGTTGGAAAAAAAGAACGAATGATATTCCCATGTATAGATGTTCCGAATGCAAATGTAAGTATGCGGTACCTTTACAACTGATTGCCGGGCGGCAAGTGTGTGTTGATTGCACGCGTTCACTTTATTTTAAGGAGTAACGACCGTGTCAATGCTAATAAATTTTTTACAAATTATTGTTTGATACTTATTATAATATATGCCAATTAAAAAATAATGGATTATCAAACTACCATTCTAATTTTATGCGTGTTGGTACTTATTTATGCAATCGGTGCATCAAATATTATAATAGGAGCGGCAGTAATAATTGCGTTCGCATATTTGTATACACGACCAGAACTTGCTCCGTTCAGTAGCTTGAACAAGCAGTTTAACGGCGGTAATTAAAATAACAATCGTCGGACTTGTTCGGACATGATATCAATATCCATTGGCAGTTTGTCGATGGTAATCAAAATATCACCGGGGATGGGTATCGGCGCGGTAAATTGTTTATCAAACATCACATACGCGATTGCGGGTACGCGTCGACCGCCAAGGTAATTTCTTACCGCGTTCAAATGTTCACACGCGTCGCGTGGAAGAGTCACATGTACATACATAATAGTCATACCATGTTCACGTGCGATATTAATGAATTCATTGCGATTGATACCCGGCGAAGTATTATCCAATACTATTTTTTGACCAGCGGCTGCAAGTCGTTTCACCGCGCGTAAACATTGTGCACGCGTACCGACACGTCCGTTATTCACCGTGTCTTGGTTTATAACTGTGTAATCGGCAAAGTATCTACGCGCAAGATATGATTTACCGCATGCAGGGCGTCCGATCATCATTACAAAGTCTGCGCGTGCTGTAAATTGCTGATCATAGTAATCACGCGGACATACGTACTTGTTTAACACGTTAACAGGATGGGGAATAGCTTCCACGCAACGATAGCCAAACGCGTTAGCTTCGATTTGGAATTGCATACCGGTGTTCAACGCGAACTTATAATCGCTGGCACTAAAATCATTCTCACGTCCCGCCCCATCACCGGTATACATACAGTTACCGGGAATAAGATCCGGAGCATAGTTCTCGATCAACAACTCAAACATCGCCGGTGATGGTTTGCGATATTTATTATGTTCGGTAGAAATAAATGTGAGAATGCTAAACCCGAGCTTATCAAAAATCTGGTCTAGTTTAGCAGTAAAATCCTCAATTGTCAACGACCCTTTAGAGATTCCCGCTTGATTGGTAAAGATTACCAGCGGCGCTTTTTCACGCAGTTTAGCTAGTGTCCGCGGAACAATCGGGTCAATCCACTCCCAATCGTCCTTGGATTTCGGGTGAATACGGTTGCCACGCGGCTCAATCAAAGTGTGGTCGAGATCAAATGCGAACACACGGTCGGTATCAATTACCTCTTGAGGCCCGTAAACGAATAGCCCTTGATCGATCTGCATTTGACGTTTTCACGGTCTGATAGTCAGTGGTGATTGATCAATTTAAACGAATATTCACTTTTCTATTTGAACCTCTAAAATTGAATTTATAAAGTTAATAATCAAACTTAAACTAATTCATAAACTAAATCGTAAATCTACAATGCGAGTTATCTGCGTAGAAGGTTCGCACGGTTGCGGCAAAACCAAAATAATTAATGAGCTCGGCGCGATGAACTATCACGTGTTCGACGAAGGATTTCTAGACATGCCAAAGTTCTCGTTGCCGCCGCAAAGTTTCACAATGGAAGCTATATGGGCGAGCCGATGGATTGAGCGTGTATTGACTATGCAAGAGAAGCACGGTGATACTGTGTTCTTTGCAGATAGGAGTCCGTTCTCGGTGCTATTTTACGCACCCAATGGAAAGATAATGGAACAGATGATTATGGAGCAGATGATGGATTTGCTCGTTAACGCTGGCATTGAAATAATAACAGTTCACATCTCAGTGGACAAGACCATCCTTTGGAAGCGTATCCAAGATAGACTTGTTCGTGAACCCGAACGTGAAAAATATGGTGAATCGAAATATTCACACATGGAACGAGCCGTTGACTTTTATGAAAGCACCAGTCGGCTATGGGATTATACTATTTATAATAATGAGGACAGTTTGGAAAAGCCAATAGAATGTTTGCAACAAATTGCGAATTCGCAGTAAAAAAACGAAAAATACCGTGGGTAATTTATTTTTTGTTAAAGCTATTCTCGATCATATAAATGAACAATATGTCATCAGATAATTATGTACCGGCTCGCGGACTTACCGCGCGATCGCTTTTTCAAAAAAGTAATCGTGAAATCATTCGAACGATTGTTCAAGATCAAGTAAAATCAATCGATTCGCAGATCGCGGCCGCGCATTCATCTGGTTTTAATCGTATAGAACATGAACTTCCTGTGAATTTTAACATTAACAATCTCGATAAAGCAGACGCGCAGACCATGGTTTACTCAGAAATATTATCAATTTATAAATCACCGGAGCCTGAAGGCAAAGGGTTTAAAGAAGTTTATATTGATCCGGGCGTTAAGACGACTTTGCATATTAAATGGCTCAACGGGATGGATGAAAGTGAACGTGCGCGCCGGCGTCAAATAATTCTCTCATGTACACTTCCACGCGGAACACGAAAGTAGTTTACTTTACTTCAATTGCAGCTTGAGTAGTTTAATTTGGGATTTCAACTCGGAGATCGATTTGGTATAAAAGCAACAAACAAATACGATCACCATAAACATAAATACCAACACAATCATATTCGAATCGACATTTATATGACCGAGCGACTCAAATGTAATAATTTGCTCGGCCGGAGCAGGTTTGGGCGGCACTCTCTGTGCGTGCAGCCACTGCGTATACATACATTCGTTGCATCGACAACCAGACATGTACGCGGGAATACCCATTTGTTCACTTCTAAATTTAGATTCGGGTGACTTAACTACTTGTATCACCCGCTCAGGTTTTTTTGTACTCGGCGCAATCGAATAATCGGTAGTTTGAATATCGCTAAACAATGGATATCTGGATTCGGTATCCACATAATATTGGTCTCCGGTAAAATCCCAGTCGGCCATTTTAATATTTTGCTTTATAATTTAGCGTTATATTATTGCTAACATAAAATTGAGAATATGGGTAAAATAGAAATTGTTTATTAACACGAACACAACCAATTATGATTTAGAAAAATCAGTGATGATCAATCATCAACAGTCTCTCGCGATAACAGCGCTGAACTTAAAAAATAACAATGGATATCGCTCCGATCAAACGTACAAATCTACTTATCCTCCGAGGAGTTTATCCAAAGGATTTTGCACCGGTCGACAGCATTTATGATAAAACAGCAGTTGAAATTGAAAAGAAAGTGATTGAACCCGTTGTAGTATATACTGAACTACCGAAGAAGTTTACCAACGTTGAATCGTGGCCTCAGTTTTCTAATCTCAAATGTTGGTCATGTGATCAACTCCCCACATCGTATCCTAAGTTTATCCCGATGAACCCTGAAAAGGATAAAGATGGAAACGATATATGCGACCCGTATGGTCATTTCGACGAATGGAATTGCGCAGCTAGATTTGTTGAGAAGGAATTTCCCCGAGAGCAACAATGGGACGCGTTGCAGTTGATTTGTTTGATAGAAAGCAGATTCTCTGGTAAACGAAGGGAAAAAATAATGCCCGCGCCATCAAAAACATTGATGAAGGCGTATTGTGGTAAAACGGGTATTACTCCGAAACAGTATAAGGAAAAGATAGTACAACTTAACTCCGAATACGATATCTCATCGTATCGCCTTGAAGATTTTAGATGCACCGAATAAACGGTTTATCGAATTCGGACGTCCTTTCGACCGCTAAATATCTCGTGCACTGGGAAAAGTATCGGCGTTTCCGCGGTCGATTTATTTGTCGGTGAATAATAAATAATAAGCATTACTATGAATATAATCGCGACGGCCATTGCGGCCTTTATCATAGCCGCTGTGTAAACTGATGACGGTTTCATGGCGACGATGAGTTCCCTCGTCGCATCTGAAATGGCAATAGCTGTTACAAAAGTTAAAGTCCCCTGTAGAATAATTGATGGGTTAACTGTGATTGTGTTCATTTGGTTTCTTTTTTAATTCTATAATCTATATAACCGATTATATAAATAATTTATTGTCAACGATATATGCGAGGATTTGCATGCATGAGTCGGCAAGATCATCATAACAACTTTTGGGAACTCCTTCGAGGATATACTCGAGGTCAAATATCTTCAGCAGGTAAAGGAAGTTGGCGCGACTGTGGGTCTTTCTAGCTGCGTATACAGCATCTTTATGCGATTTATGTCTGGGAATTTCACGATCCAGAAAAATCTTATACGCGAGATGATCGGCCAGCGCGATATTATTTTTTAACCTCGGGTTGACAATCACGGGTTTCCAATCGTTGTAGTAAAACATCAATTGATGCCCTACCATCGTCGACTTGTTGTTTGTCTTTTGACCTATTTTACTCGGCTGATGTTCAATAATCGGCTTGGTAACCGGACCTTCAAAATCAAGCATCGCGATTGCTTCTGCTGAAACATCGATGCTACCGGTCAAGAATTTACATAGTGCTCGTGTACGTTCGATTTCGTCACAATCCGCAACCTTACGACCTTCCAGAACATCAACTACGCCCGCACTAATAAATCTAATAAATCCGGAAACGAAATGATTTGCCGCGTTGATAATGAATAGGAACTCGTCTAGGAAACTCGGATCTTCAAAGGTCAACTTGACAATTTCGTTTTGCCGCGGATTAAGTCCGGTTGGTAACGCCTTCATTATATCAACGCCCATATATATATCAACGAGGTCTATCAAAGACTCTGATAGAAAGTTGATCTTCGAATAAATATGCCGATCTATATCAACATGCGACCACGCGAGCGACTTATTAGCGCAATCCCAACCAAGAAAACGTCCAGTCATCAGTGTAATATACGTGTTCAAATGATAATTGCCGAGTTTCTTTCTTCAAATGTTTTTTGTATTAAAATCACTTGAGAGTATTTATATAACAATTTTTCATTTAATAGATTTATATCAAAAATACATATGTCAAACGGCGACGTTCACATTGTCACCGGTATGGACGCTATTGTCAATCAGGATAATATCAAACCGGGTATTGATTTAAAAGAGCTTGAAAGGCAATTTATATCCGGCGGCGCAATCCAGCAAAAAACAAAGGACGCAAATGCTCGCTTGAATGATGAACTTGCCGACGCCGCTAAAAAACTAGGAATTAGTTTTGGCGAGTTTAAGACGGAAACGCCACGCGCCGCACCGGCACGGCCGAGTAAACTACCTACAAATTTAACTATCGATGGTTTTAGTTCTAGAATGTCACCGAAACGCGAACCTGAACCTAAATACGAGCCCGAAGATGAACCGGTCGAATCAAGTGACGAAGAACCTGAAGATGAACCGGTCGAATCAAGTGACGACGAACCTGAAGATGATGATTCACCGCGTTCATTTGGATCGGTAAGGTCTCCAACGCCATCGGGTAATCGATTCGGTGGCGATGATCGTCCTCGTTACGGATCAGAACTAGCGTCGCGTACTATGGAACAGGAACGACGTGAACATATTGATACGGTAATGGGAAATACAGGCGTCGGTGGCGGCTTCTCCTTTGAGAAAGAAAAACGCGAAGATGTAAAATGTGCGATGTTGGCGGAAATCGATTCTCTCATGGGGAGTTTGGTTGAAGAGGATATCGATCTTACGCGAATTCCGCGAGTAGATCGCAATTCCTCATACGATGAGGTAGAAGCGGTACTCAAAATGTTGCGTCATAAGAATGATCATACTAGATATTGCTCGTTCGCCGAAGAATTTCTACTTTTCGGCGCGTACGGGTTAGAGGAACTTTTTGACGGTAAAAGAATGTGGTTCGGCAGATATCAGCCAGATCTTACGGGATGGCATAATCATGTTAATATCAAGCTTAGGCGAATGCGACATGATACCGGTCAATTAGTAAGCGGAGTAATGCAGGATTACAATATTGGGCCGGGTGCGCGTGTGTTGCTAGAACTTTTACCAAATATGGTACTCTACTCAAAAATGAGGAAACAACAGCACCACCAACCGGGTATTTTCAATGACGATGAAATGCAACAAGCTAATTTGAATATACGAAATTTAAGCTAAATCTCTTCATCTAAAATAAAAATTGAAACGAACCGATAATAAATTATTATAATATGAATCGCAAATACACCGACGAAGAGTTTACCGCAAAGGCTCACATTGCGCATGATAACGCGTATGACTACGCTAAAACCAGATACGCTGGGGCGCACAAAAAGATAACGTTTACATGTCCTATCCATGGTGATAATACATTGAGAGCCGGAGACCACCTCAACGGTCGTGGTTGCAAGAAATGCGGATGGTTGAAATTGAGCGCTTCCAAACAATTGACACTTGCCGATTTCACCGTGAAGGCTAATCGAGTTCACAACAACAGATATGACTATTCAAGATCCAGGTATACAAAAATGCAAGATCCAATTAACATCAATTGTTTGATTCACGGTGAATTCACACAAAACGCCAACAGTCATTTGATGGGTCGCGGCTGCCCTTTGTGCGGAAACGACTCACAAAAGAAGAAATTGAGATCAAACAGGGACGCATTTATCGTGAAAGCGCGACGTATCCACAGTAACAAGTATGACTATTCGCAAGTTGAATATGTGAACGCTCATACCAAAGTGAAAATTGGATGCGCTGAGCACGGTTTCTTTGAACAAACTCCGCATAATCATCTTATTGGTCATGAATGTGCAAAGTGTCAAATTTCAAAGGGTGAAAAATACATTGAGGGTTGGCTCAAATCTCACGACGTAACATACAACCGCGAACATAGATTTGACGACTGCCGGAACGTATTACCGTTACCATTTGACTTTCATATCCCGGATATGAATTTGTTGATTGAATTTGACGGTCGCCAACATTTTGAACCAGTAGATTTCTTTGGCGGGTTGAGAAGCTTTGTACAGTGTCAGATCAATGATACCATAAAGAACAACTACGCGGCGAACAATAACATTCCTTTGATTCGTATCAAATATGACACATCTCCAAACGAAATTGCGATGAGGCTCACCCGGTTTATCATGGAGAATTAACTCGATAGGATACGATGTCAACGCCTTATTTTTTCAATAAAATACGCGTCAGATTTAAAAAATAGAATATGTAAAAAATTGAAACGGACATATTAAAAGAATCACAATACTCAATCATGGGAACGATAACCGAGTATAAGAACCCAGACGGGAAAACAAATTTGGTTGTTTACAAGACCGATGTCGCACGGGTCTCTAAAATGAGATTGGTGGGATTTTACAACTACGAGTTGAAGATTCACGGAGTCAACTTCGGAACGATAACTGGAACGGTCGAGATTAAATTCGATGAACTACTGCATCGAATGTACAGGCTCTTGCTAGCATCTCGCGGCCGCGAGAGCATCTTCATGTCGCAGGAGTTGACCGAACCTCTCATAGTTCTAGCGATGGTCAACAACCTCGATCTGCTGACCGGTCGAACTTGGAGCGACTATGAAATATTCCTTCCCGAGTGGAACTCTATCGATACGAGCAACATCCCCGACGGATTCGAACTTGTACCGTCCGGTGATTGTCACCGTATGCGCAATCCGCAGATTTATATCAACTATATCTGATCGCGATCAGGTATTATTTTTTACACCGTGCGTGTATTTTAATTTGAATTAAAATTGAACATACTTATACTCAATCATAGAAACCTACCGATCGGGAGGCCTCATCATGGACGATGCATTCGATAGGATGTTTGACCTGGTAGCCGGTGGGGACTCCGATTCTGAAACCGATGATAACATTGAGAACGATGATTATAACGCCGAGTTGCTCGCTTATGAAAATGAGATTCGGCAAATGGAAGTCCCAGTGGTACCCGTTGATATACGTCCGCGAATGATTGAAGTGGCTGAGTTTGATCCAGAGAACAATGTGCTTGATCCCGACGTCCGTGAGGAGTTCAAAAACGAGTGTGTGTTTGAAGAAACGCATATATTCAGCAGCCCGGTATCAACTACTAACACGATGGAAGGGTATCTCAGTAACGTCACCTTTCACGAACGTGATCTGATTCAAGAGCTCATCCCGGATGAAAACTTGGTCTTGTATCGTTGCAATTATGGCAAGTTGAAGTTTGATGGTTATACCGAACCGGTTAAAGTGCGCAAAACTAACCGGGGACGTAAGAAGAAGGAGAAAAAGAAGAAGCTCCGCAAGAAGCAAGGCGAAGGTATTGACTTTAACAGTCAGATTACATTCGTCGTGAGGAGTTCACTCACTCCGGAAGTTATCGATGAGATTGTTCCGTACGGTACCAAAGTTTACAAGTTCAAAATATTCCGTACGGGTAAACTGCAACTTCCTGGTGTACACCAGTATTTGATCGATGACGTGATCACGTGTACGCGCAAAATCGTGGATGTATTGAACTTCCACTTACATCCGGCCGAAAGTGATCCTGCAAAAATCAGTCGGGTGATCAACATCAACCCGGTGATGAAAAACTACAAGTTTATTGTTAAACTTCCGCCGGGTCATATCATTGACATGGAAACCCTCCGCCAAATACTCGCGCGTGAACGTGAACGGCAATTCGGTGATGCAATCCCCGATGATGTACATGAAGGCGTTCCTGACCACCCATCGATTTTCATGCTCAAGTATACGCGACAAGATACCAAGTTGTCGATCAAGTTTTCAACGCCGATCTACAAGAAACCAAAAAAGAAGACCCGTATCAACATCTTCATGCGAGGTAAGATCAATATCCTTGGGGCTTTCAATGCGAAGGTAACAAAGCAGATATGTGATTATCTACATTGGATTTTTGAAACAAACTACGACGATTTGGTTGTTCCCGAGGGTGTAGTCGAAGTAGTTGCTCCGCCGGGTCCAACCTGGGTTGAGAACATTGAACAGCCGACCGATGAAGAATTTGAAACTTTGATTGACGAGATAATTAACTGGCTCCCGCCGTTACCCGAGATGTCTCACGAAGATTACAATCTCGCGATGAAGTTTATCGATGATTGTTATCACGAGGAAATGATAATTGTTAACAATTGCATGCTCGAATATTTCCGTGATACATTTGTGGGCGCTCTCATTGATCAACCGAATACGGGTGAGGAATAACAAGCAGTAAATTTAATTGGTACGTGTGATCAAACACAATCACAAGCACAAGTACAATTAGATTATTTTTTGTCGAATCGCAGCATCAATTAGAATACACGCGAACACTAGGAACAACCCTTGCAGGAAGGTTCCCCAAGAAGTGGGATATTTATGATCGACCGCCCCTTGAAACTTTGATAGCGCTCGATTGATAAATACATCCGACGAGATTATCATAAATATTAACAACATCATACCGAGCAATTTAAATTGCACATTTGAAACGATATCCAGAACGATCGACGTAAAATCATCGGGACCGCTTCCAGAAATCATAATAGGTTCCGAATCCATTGGCATTTTCAATTCGAGCAATTATATATAAGCGAGGGAAAATAATTTATTTTTAACTTTGACCGGAGATTCACGGTTTAGTATAGTCGCGCCGCGAATTATTTTTTCGATTTAAAGTCAGTACTAAAACTAAATAAGTCGACGATAATGTCCAAGTTGTGCAAAAAATGCAATATTGAGAAACCTATCGCCGAGTTTCATAAAAACAAGGCAAAGAAGGATGGATATAATTATAAATGTAAAGAGTGTGTTCAAGCGGAGAGTAAACAATTATATGAGGCGCATAAAGAAGCGAGAAAGTTAAATAGTGCAAACTATTATAATAAAAATAAGGAAATAGTCCTAAGGAAAATGAAAACGTACGCCAACAATAACAAAGAGACGCGTGTGGAACGTGGAAAGAAATGGTACGAAGAGAACAAGGAAAAACTATCTGAGCAACGAAAAATCAAGCATTTGGAGAACAAGGAACAAAACAATGAAAAGGCGCGAAATTACCATGCGCAAAATCGAGAAAAACTAAATCAAAAAAGTCGTGAGTATGCAAAGGCGAATGTTGATAAGCGCCGCGAATATAAAAAGATATGGCGTGAGAATAATCGTAACAAACTGCGCGAACAAAAGGCTGAAAGGTACTATTTCGATGATAATTATAGATTGAAACATAATCTTAGCGCTCGAATGCGTGCGGCTCTTCATGGTGCAAACAAATCCTCAAAAACGATGGAAATGCTCAGCTGTTGTATAGATTTCTTGCATGATTACATCGAAGCTGATTTTACTCCGGAAATGACCTGGGAAAATTATGGAACTTATTGGCACGTTGATCATATTCGTCCTTGCGCTAGTTTCGATTTAACGGATCCGGCGCAACAAAAAATATGTTTTCATTGGAGTAACTTACAACCACTCGAAGCAAAAGAGAATATACGCAAAGGGGCGAAAATAATGGTGTAAATTTATCACTCGGTCAATCTGAATACCGAGATTATCTCCGTGGGCCAGCGTGTGAAGTTGAACACGTTTATAACAGTATCCATCCAAATGTTATTGAGCAGGTACTTACTTTTGAGATCATCCATTATATCTGTCGATAGCAATTCTATAAAACCGTCGATAGGTTTATTAATAATTAACTTACCATTATCACAATAGCCGGTATCATCAATCATTTCCATACAAGGCATATAAATATTAGGAAATTTCACCTGGGTGCTGTCAAAATCTTTCTGAATTGCGAATGATTCGGAAATACGTCTTAACTCGGACTTTAATTCTTCCCGAGGAAGCTTCTTTATACGATTCATTGTAACACGATCAAAATCATACGTGGATAGGTCAATTTGTTCAAGTAACATCGACTTGTGGAAATGAGTATAATAGAAAGCGAGCAATTGATTCTGTATAATAGCATAATCGCTCGGATACTCTTTCAAGATAGTCTTAAGTTCATTTCTGAACGCGGTTACATCTTTTTTGAAGTTTGTTTCGGAAATCATAGTTTTGATTTTACTGCGCAAAGTAGTATTTCGCTCTCTGTCCAAATAATTGACAAATTCAATGATAAACAGCTGGTACATGTAATTGTTATACAAAGATTCGCCGATCAATTTAGTTCGATTGTCTTCACTCGGCGACGCCCGAGAAATAATCAGCGAGTTGATATCGCCGTAGTCATACTTTGTAATTTTCACAGGAAGGTCCGGATTCAGTTCTTCATCGCGATATTTCGTAAAGTAAAAGATCATTTGATCTATCATGGTCGCGCCGATAATACCATGTGTTTTTGCATCGGCCGCGGCCACTCCCAAATAAGAAGCCGGGCTCAGCAACTTATACGAATACAATTCGGTTGAACCGCCGACCGAATAGTTTTCCCGGATAAAATCGTTGAAATCGGTAATAAATTTGTTAAAATTCGAATACGCGAGCTCATAATCGGCTCTGCGGAAAGCCTCGAAACTCACATCGACACCATCACTGACATAAACGCTGTAATCGACGGGTACATAAACAGCCCCAGCGGGCGATTCAACAATAACGGCGTAACAAAGATTCTGTCGGTTAGCAAATTTCTTGGTTATTTTATATTCGGGACGCTTAACCGTGAATTCTTTTACCGAGCTCAAATCGAGTTTCTTTTCCACTTGCAGATCTTCACCACGCGCTTCATATTTAACTATGTTAAACAGCAACTGGATGATTCGATCCCCGTACATATATTTGCGAAATTCAATATCGTACGTCTTGAAATATCTATCCGGATCGACAACAAATACTGGGTAATATTTGTTTTGTTTCTTGATCATAACCATATATATTTGTTCGGACATCAACGATGATACAAGTGAGGGCTGTCCTTCGACCGAATCAGTTTCCCCCGCGGCAATCCTGCTCACATATAGGATTTCGTTTCTAAGTATATCGGACACAAACAAATCGATAGCATCACCGCTCGCATTTTCATCGATAAATGTAAATATACTTACCTTGAACAATATATGCAGCAACTCCATAAAGAGTTCGGGCCACTGCTTGAATTTTTGATACTCTTTCGAGAACAATTTCATATCCAAGAATAAATCTTTAATCGAACCGATCAAGTCGTCTAACGTTTTAAAGTATTCGATAAGTGTGCCATTGAGTAGCGTATTGAAAAGCGGACGAGATCCCGGTACCTTCAATTGATGAATGATTTTCTTAATCAAATCCTCCATTGGGATGTTAAGCGATTCGGCGGCCGCATATAATATTCCGATGTTTTCAACGCCGGGTACGTGTTGAGCAACCCCATACAAGTAATAATTAAGAGATGTGTCAGACAATGTATTATAAAGCAGATTCTTGATCGCGGTTTGCGGAAGTTTTGAAAGCCGACCTAAATCAATATCCTTTCCATAATTCATAATATGGCGAGAAATACCGGCTTCCTCGGCCGACTCGCTTGACACAAATTTATGTTTCTGCAAACAGATCGAATTGACTCGGGTTTTCTTAGATTCTTCACCGGTTTGCGATTTTTTATTACAACATGGCAGACAATAATGTCTCGGGTGAGCATTAACCATGAAACTCAAATGAGGGTATTTCTTGTTCGGGCAGCCATAATACGCGGGTTTGTTCATCGTGAAATTCCAATACTGAGTAAGTTTCTTTACCTCGGCCGTGGGCATTCCTTTAAGTTCGTCCGGCGTATAAATGAGAGGCTGGCGCTGATTTTGACAAATAATCGAATAAACCTTTTTACTACCGTATTTTTTCAAATTGTACAGTTCGGGATCTTGTTCACGGAGTTTACGCAACTTCTTCACGTCGCCGTACGCACGAACATTTGTCAACGCGAGTTTTACCTTTTCATCGGCGAGCGCCCGATAAACAAATAATACAATGTATGTGTAAAAGATCTGAAATTCTCGTTCGCGAATATCCGTGACCTCAAAACGAATATCAGTGGTACGATGAGACATGCGAACGGTACGTCCGTCATAGTTTTGATCCCACTTCTGCTTGATAGTGTTGTTGCTCAAGTACGCGTAATGGTTGTTCAAAATAATGTTATTACTCGCGGTGATGATACGATCGATGGCCGTACTATCGAACTGATGCATTCCCTTGCGGAAAAGGAACTCATATTTGTCGAACTGTTGGACGTTTCTCGGACCGGTAATTCTCGACCGCATATAAGGATCCCAAAGTGATCTAATAACCTTAAAAGTGCTTTCTAACATTACCTTTTTCCAAAATACACAAATATTCAATCCGGCAAAGTTAATATTCTGCTTGGTAATCACGGGCAAACTGCTCCCGGCGATAAATGCATAACGACCAAGATTGTTAATTCCATGGATAATCGGGTCGGTAAACTTCTTCATAATTTTAATAATATCATCGAACCCCAGTTCGTCCTCTTCATTCCAAATAGTTCGCACGTAATACTTGCCGTTCGGCCAAATATTCAAGAATAGATATCTCGATTGCTCATTTTCCATAGTAGAGATTGTTGATTTTGCATGAAATGATTCCTGATCTGACTTTTTCAACGAGATCGCGATGGTGATACCGGTTTTCATGAGAACGCCCGATGGAAACTGTATATCCGATCCGTTACGTATATGTCGCTTTCTTAACATATAACGCTTATTACCATGCTCGATATACGCGTGAATTTCCGGAATAATCCGGGTGACGCGCAGCCGATCAAAAAGGTTACGAATGTTCAACATCACTCGGGTACCACTGACCGTCGCTGTCATCTGTGTAATTGCGATAGTAACGTTGGAATTTTCCGCATACGACATCGCTTTGGTCATATTTTTGTAGTTGCCGTCGATTATCTCCTTTTCCATACGATATATAGCGGCCACTGCAGTTTTATTCTTTGCCAAGTCCGGATATTTATGCTGAAGTTCGGGTTCATTGAGAACATAATCATAGAAACACTCATGGGTCAGCTGAGGCCAGTATTTACAAATGAACCCGTAATAGAAAAGTTCGAACTGATACGTGTCATTGATAATGTCCATGAGCTGTGTATGAATCCGTTGAGTAAATTGAGCCAAATCGACGATATAAATTGTATTATCGCTGAGCGTGTCGCTGAGAATTTGAAACATATCCTGAGCCTCCACACGAACACTCGAGCGAATGTCATACAAGAACTTATCAATGGGAACCCCGTGAACATTGGTTGTATGTTGTGTTATTTTTCTGATATCAATGTTGTAAATACCTTCGGCGTATATCTTATATACGGTATGCAGGCGGTTCTTATCAATGTAAAACATATGTTGCCGATACGTGGGAATATTAGTCGCAAGATAGATCTTTTCCTTGAGTTCGTTAAATTTATCTTCGGGATAAACATGTATGTCCGTGATATATTCGATACCCGGTTCAAAATCCGCGCGCAGTTCTGCCGTGGTAGTACTTGAAGTTATTGCGCGGGCGGCTTTGGCCGGTGTAGTTTCAGCGGCCGTTGGCGCCGGTGCGTTAAGTAGTTCTTCAATATCAGATTCATCAATCTCATCGTCAAGTGCGCCGCCGGTTATCTCGCTGGTTTCAGTGATTTCAGTGTTTTCAAGTCGACACTTGGCAAGTGCACTCGGCGAGATAAACTTAGCAGGGAGTTCCAATCGACCTGTCATTGTAGCTTTGCGCAACCTGTGAATCCCATCGAGTACAACGATTTTATCATTGGGGGTACGCGTGCAAAGGATCGGTGTGGTTAAATCACTTTCATTTACGCGGAAAACTTCAATCGGTTCCTCAAAATAACCTGCCGGTGTATGATCGAGAATCCATTTGAGGTCGCGAGTATGAACGGTTTCTACCGGAGAGTCCTCGGTTGCCGCGATCGCACATTCGATATCATATTGAGAACCCAAGTGATTAAACGATCCGGTTTCAGAATAAACCGTGCTCGCACCGGCGCGTTCATGTGCGCGAACCGGATCGTCCGTAATTGCTGAATTGGCGTCAATATCGAGTCCACCTTCGGTGATAATATCAAGTCGATCGGTCGGTTGAATCCAAGCGGTCGTCGGGTCTTTAATATCCAAACCGAGTTTGCTTTTGTAATCGGTTCCATAAAATTCCTTTAGCAGTTTATCATAAGCACCACGTTGAGCCGACGTTACCGTATGGTAATAATGGTTCGCATTAAAGATGGCCTTTGGAACATCGCCGAGAAAGACAAATGATCGCCTCGCTTTGTTAGTCAGCGGGTCGTAAATCACTACTTTCACAGGACTTCTGATAAATGTATTTTCCATTGGGTGTAAACAGTACACTTATATAATAATAAAAAATATAGTTAAATTAGATTTTACATCATCCAGATTAAATAAATGTAAAAAATTGATTTTACGCGATGGATTAATTAACTTACTGCGATCGTTGTTACCCAGTTCAAAATATGGAATCGCTACCGAACGAACTAATCGGTGCAATTGCCACATACTTTGATATTGCTTCGCTTGTACGATTCTCGCGCACGTGTTGGCAAGTATATTCGGTCGCTCGCGTGCAAATTGATCAACTGATGATTCCGCGCAGGCACGTTCTCGATGAAATTCGCGCGATCAAGTACGATGTTTACCCTCGCAAGATATCGAGTGACGATGGTTTTGGTCCGTACTGTGGTATTCGTGAAATCCGTGGTAGACTTGTTGGATCTGTCAGTTGCACAACATACCTGCACAGCATTTCCACAACAGTTATTCGAGATGATGTTGTTATGTTCTCCAATGGCATTCACATGAACAAGTTGAATTACGACAATGACCGAATAATCGATATTGACGCTGATATATTCTGCCGACTTCACAATCTATCGGATGAACAATTTCAAATCGATGTGATTCACACTGTGCGATTTATTGACGTTAAAATAACCCGCGAGCAAATTTGTCGGGCGGTACGCAACGATATGGACGATATATTTGCAATTGATGAATCCGGTGAAGTAATAGGTCAATATAGCGATTTCGGCATCTACGCAAAATCGCCAACGATAGTAAACGGTGATCTACAATGGAAGTATTAACTGGATCGCTTTTGAAAATTGATTTTTTTATATAGTACAAAGCAAGTACAAAGCGTGTGAGTGAATATGGAATCGTTACCCAATGAAATCATTGATATGATTGCGCGGCGTCTTGACATACCGACCACGGTTCGATTTTCGAGAACTTGTTGGCGGACTTACGATGCGGTTTCCGCGGGTTATGAGAAATTGATAACTCGCCGCAAATTGGTACTCGACGAACTTGCAGCGATCAAGTACCAAATATGTGAACGGGGTGAAAATGTTCGCGATGATTGCTATGGTAAATATTGTAGCATTAGAACGTATCCTGATCGTACAGTTGGAGTTGTACATTGTACCGCGTACGACTATAAACCTGGAGATTCTGTAGGGATTGAAAGTACCGTCTTCTTCAGCACTGATATCAAGCTCAAAGGTTTTAAAAGGGATTGCGACAAATATGATTTGTTTTACATACGTGACTTTTCAGACGATGATGATCAATTGCAAGTTGAAATCTACGGTTTCAAATCTACTCGACCGGTGCAAAATCCTCCCGAAAACCCCAATGATGTTGATAATAAAATACTTTATGAAAATCAGGAGAGTGCTTACGGACATATTTCGCTTGGAATGTTGTCACCAACTATTGTCGACGGTGAATTACAGTGGGAAAAATGAATAAAAATAATTGATTTTTTTGATATTAACTCACTACTCTTCATCAGGTATAAGTAAATGGACGTGCTACCCAACGAAATCATTGATATGATTTCGCGGCACCTTGACATGCGATCGACGGTTCGATTTTCGAGGACTTGCTGGCGGACTTACGCGGCGGTTCGTGAGCAAATTGATCAAGTGATGACTCCACGCAAACAAGCTCTTGATGAAATCAACGCGATCAAGTACGATGTTTACGAGCGCAAGTTATCAGCGGCTGATGACTTTGGGAATTTCTGTGGTGTTCGTGAATTCCACGGGAGACTAGTTGGTTCGATCGGCCGCGTCGAGTTTACGCGTAAATGCGATCCTACTTACGGACACTTGATTGAATATGGTACCGATGATACTATTATATTTTCAGATAAACTCCGGATGACCGGATCTAAGTACGATGTTGACAGTGACAGTGATAGTGATAGTGATAGTGATAGTGACAGTGACATCGACAATTATGTATATTGTTGCTTGAATGAATTGCTTAACCATCAGTCACAAATTGACGTAATTTATACTATACATGCAATTGATACCGCCGGAACAACCATCGATGACCTTATCCGCGCGGATTTTGATGAAATCATCGCCGATCGTCCTCGAAAATACAACGACGTGTATATTTATGCAAAATCGCCTGGGATTGTCGATGGTGAATTTGGATGGGTACCTTAGATACAATGTGAAAATTGATTTTAATTTTTGTAAGTTTATAACATTACGACGGTACGACATTACGATACAATAAAACAACCATGGATTCGTTCCCGGCGGAGGTAATTGACGCGATCGGGAAACATTTGGACTTTCACTCGGCGGTCAGATTCTCATTCACCTGCAGTACCGCATATGAGTTGGCACACCCGTACGTGTCGAAGATGGTCGCGATGAGAAAAACGATCTGCCGGGAGATTGCCGAGATCAAGTATGAGATTCGCGAACGCGGAGAAGTAGTTCGCGAGGACATTTACGGCAGGTACTGCAGCATCAGAACATATCAGGGTCGCGTCGTTGGGGCTCTGCATTGTACCGCGTATAACCGATTGAACCGTGTCGCCATCGAAGATACAACTTTCGTATCAGATAGCATCAGTATGACAGGCAGTAATCGGTTGCCCAGCGGTGACGATGAATATCAAGTCGACGTTTGCTGCTTCGACGAGGCTTACAGATGGAACCTCACAGGTGATGATGTGAGCAATCTGGGATACAGAGAGTTGTATTGGACTGACATGCGCGGAGGAAGGGCTTGCGACTACGTGTCCATTAACGTGTATTCGCCAGTAATCGTCGATGGGAAATTGAAATGGCGCGGTCAATTATTGATCGATCATTTACCAACTCTGATTTGAAGCGAGCAATTGTGCAATTGCATTTTTTGTGTAAAAAACATAGATAAACAATTGATTTTGGTATTTATACTAAAATACTCTGCGATCTATACGCTATATACAAAATAAAATACATGGATTCGCTTCCGGTAGAAATGATTGAATTGATTGGACACTTCCTGGATTTTCATTCGGCCGCGAGATTCTCGTTCACTTGCAGAACCGCTTATGAGTTGGTGCACCCATACATTTCAAAGATGGTCGCGGTGAGAAAATCAATCTGCCGGGAGATTGCCGCGGTCAAGTATGAAATTTGCGAACGCGATGAATCTGTTCGCGGAGATATCTACGGTAATTACTGTAGTATAAGATCATATAATTGCGGTCGCGTCGTCGGAGCTTTACATTGCACCGTGTACAACCAGAAGAACGCTATCGCGATCGAGGATACAATCTTCTTCTCTGATATTGTTGAGATAACAGATGGTAATCGCGGTCGGTCAGTTGATTATCTGGATGACGACGATCGTCAAGTTGATATTATCTGTTACTGTGAAGATCTTGGTGCAAGGATGTCGCGCTGCGATGTGATCGGCACAGGATATACTGATATATATTGGACCGATGCGCGTGATTGGAGAATGCGTAGTTATGTATCTGTTCGTGTAAAATCGCCGATGATTACCGCTGGAAAGTTACAGTGGAAAGAGCGTGTGATGACAAAAAATCTGTTGGAATTGGTTTGAAGCGATTAAAGTAAGTGAGCAAGCAATTGCATTTTTTGTGTAAAAAACATAGTTAAAGTCGGTGATAAAAATTCACCCCAAAATGCGCTAATATTTTTGACTTGATGGGTGAGCTAATATATAAAATATTTTTTAAGATCGGTCTCGACTTTTTTATATTTTTCAAAATCAAAATCTTAAATTTCTTTCTCTGGATTTTTTATATCCCTGACGCGACTTACATTACACGGATTTAGAAAGTGATGTTATAAGTAAATATTACAATATACTAGCAGTTACTATATCGAGTTTGACATACTAATGCTGACGCAAAATACACGTATGTTAAATCGGTATTCATTTATAATTAAACATTTGTATGCATACTTTAATATATATATAACGTAAATTACACGAGAGGTGGTGTGTTTTGACGCAAAATACACGTAAATGAATCAATTGGATGTAAATAAACCGTTAGAGGAAAACAACGGTAAAAAATGCTATTCCTGTGGCAAGGTCTTTAGAACTCCCGCTGAATTCCAACGGCATAAAAATAGGAAAACTCCCTGTCTTATTCGTGAAGTACCTCAAGATCAACTAAATAATCCTAACAGGTGTATTTTCTGCAATAAAATTTTCACTAATAAAAGTCATTTAACCGCACATCTTAAAATTTGTAAAATCAAAAATGGTGGGATGGAAATCTTAGTCGACAAAGTCCGTTATGAACAAGAAATTAGAATTTTGAAAGAGCAGCGCGAGAACGATAAGAAAACAATGGAAGAGAAAAATAAAGAGAAGGATGAACAGATTAAACTTCTGATTGAAATGCAACGCGCCCAGGCTGAAAAAATTAGCGCATTGGAAAAATCGATTATCAAACCGACCGGAAACACCATCAACAACAATTTTAATGCACCGATTAACATCACCATTAACAATTATCTCAAACCGAGTCTCACTCATCTTGTCCGCGATGACCTATTCAAAAATACATTCAAACAAAACCTCGTGCAAACACCTATGGCGATCGTGCCATTGATTTGGTTTAACCCGGAACATCCTGAAAATTTCAGCATCTATCTTGTAAACAAGTCAACCAAAGAAACTCTTACATACGACGGTGCCAACTGGGTGGTAACTAACGCCGACAAAGTAACCAAAGATGTTCGCGACCGAGCCTATGAAATTACCAACGGGATACTTGACAACCCAAAATTGGGAATGCTCACCGCGTATACGCAAAACATACCCGGGACTATCAAAAACAACTACACCGACGAAGAACTGATCAAAGCGGAATGTGAAACCATCTACAACAATTTCATGCAATCTCGCAAGCATCGGGAGCTGGTGAAACCGTATGTAACAATGTAATGACCCGCGGCTATTTATTTTTTATCATATGAAAGAATGATACGACGAGTATAACTTACTACAACATACAACACGCAATGACAACCTACTATATGATTGCCGCGGCAATTAATAGCGATAATACCGCCTGTCAGTACAACCAGTACAACCAGTACATACACTTTGAGTTGATCAGCGGCAGGTACGTTATCTCAGATACATTCATCGGAGCAACTCCATTTACCCGTGAACAAGCTCGCATTTTTATCAAGCTAAAATTGGATAACACATGGTCGGTCATCCCGTATAATCGGCACGCGGATAAATAGAAAATGTCAGAACAAATATAAATTTATTTTCTCACATCGATTATATATAACTGTCACTGACTCACCAAATGAATAATCGATTTTTAGCAGCAGTGATAATCCTGATTGTGCTATTGATAGTTTACCGCTGGCGTGCTAGCCGGTTAACTAAAATATCAGCGGGAGGATATCGCAAGTGGAATGTCGTTGCCGATTATGATAACGCTCACGAAGCCGCGGAATTACTCGCCCGAGTCAACTCGACGATGATTGAATTTATGCGATACTTAGAAAAGAAGTATCATATTGATGAAACCGACGATGTCATCGACGCAGAGTCGCGTGGTGATAAACACAACCGAATCAAAAACGCGCCAAACAACATATATAACATCGTCGACAATCTACTCAACAACTATAACTTGGATACGATGTATGAAAATGATCCTCGCTTTAGTTCTGACACGTCATACACATTGAACAAGGGTGCGTCCATGCATGTTTGTCTTCGCGACAAAGTCGATCCTACTAAACTTGTTGATTTTGATACGCTGTTGTTTGTTATGCTCCATGAAGCGAGCCATATCGCGAACTATAATGGTTGGGGTCATGATAACCAATTTTGGCAAACATTTAAATTTATCTTGCACGAGGCCGTACTCGCGGGTATTTATAAACCGGTAAATTATAAGACTCGGCCGAAGAACTACTGTGGCTTGGAGATTGCCTATCAACCGTTGCACGACGGTTCTCTTGCTAACCTGTGGGAATAAACAAAAAATAAATTGCAAGGCAATTTCACTTAAATTGATTTGTCCGGACGAATCGTAAGTGCGAGTGCGAGTGCGAGTGCGATTACAACATACCAATCCACTCCATTTCGACTCCGCGCGAATCCGTTTCGGTCGGAGACCCATAATACTTCGCATCGTGATCACATTTTTTGCGCATCGCGTAGAACGTCGGGTGATATCTGGTGAATTCGTAGCGCGGGAATGCGTCCATTATATTGTTCAACCACTCCTCGTTGAAGCGGCAGATATTGACCGGGCAGCCAACTCCGTGTTGAGTATGCACTTGTCTGATGAGTGCGATCAGCGTTTCAGCACTATTGTAGTCGTACACCACGGCAACTGGCACGAATAGCGAAGGCGCGCACATGTTGCAGAACGCAAAGTGCTGAGAAATGTTCTTGGTAACCTTAATGTCCAGGTTGACATTGTTGTTGGAACGCTTTCCTTTGAGTTTCGGACTGGCAGGGGTAGGTAGGATCCCGGCTTCGCCACTGTTTCCCTCGATTCTGGCTTTGGCCGCAGCTTCAATCTTCGATTGATTTTTGGGTGCCCAAGGTGCGATGGTAGCTCTCATGGTCTTAGACATTGTCCGCGAATCGTTGTTAATGATTCACAGTGATACTTAACAAACGGACAATTCATTTTTTGTATGCGGTCAAGCCTATATAAAGCCTATGGCAATCCCGGTTAAATTTGAATAGATCTATAGCTATTTATTCGATTTAAACCCAGACCCGGAATATAGGTATATCAGCGATGGCGTCTACTCAAGCATTTACCTGCGAGGGGCCTTCATGTGAGTTTACACGTGATAGAACCCGCGCACATTTGATGCACCACGTCACCGAGGGTATCCCCACAAGGATTACCCATGACCAAGTGAACTTGTTGCCTCGTCGCGATGACTTCCTTGACCCGAAACTTCGGGCGGCCTTTAACGTCCAAGTTCGGACGGGCAAGCCAATTCTATTCATGCCGACAAGTGTCGTGGAGAAGAACGATTGGGTTGACGGGATTATGAAATATCGAGTATACTTGTTTGGAGTACTGCCTTGCGGTTCGAAAACATGTGTGATTCTTGACGGCATCGAGGTGTACATTGACATTATGGTGCCACTTGATACGACCGCACGCGAATACGATGACGTTCTTCGGGGACAATTGACCTCGAGAAACATCGCGTTTACGATGCTCGGTGATATCAAGAAGTTCCGTTTGCACGGTTTCCAGAAAGAAAAACGCCCTTACAAGCGTGTTTATTTCAACAATTTGCAAGACCGCAAACGCGCTCTCGAGTTTATCAAGGTGACCAATCGAAACTTGAAAGCGAGTGGCCGACCGAAAATGGAAACGGCTTCTGACGATTTGGGGCGTGATAACTATTACTACCCGAAGGTCGCGCGTGAATTCCGATTCGCCACGGCTGATTGGAACCGACTTGAAACATATGAAGTTCTTGACGCTCGTAAGGTCACAACCAACTGCGCATACGCGTTGAAGGTTAAGATCAACGACTACAAAAAGCTAGATCGTGTGCGCAGGAAGGCAATGACCAAACCCGGCCATCCTCTCGCAAAAATCATTGACCGTGATCCCACTACCGTGTGTATGTGGGATATTGAAACTCATCGAACGGTCCAAAACGGTCTAGTACCGACGCCAGCTGATCGCGATTTCACTATCTTTATGATGTGTAGCGCGTTCTTCTGGCACTACTCAGATGAGTCCTTGATCGAAGTGTGTGTTGTTGATAAAGCAACCAACGCTCGCAAGGGTATCAAAATCGTTGTTGAATGCGGTACCGAAGAGAATGTTCTCGACGTACATATGGAAGTTGTGGGCAGAATGGCTCCTGACATTACCGGTGCATTCAACGGCGGTAATTTCGATTGGCCTCTCTATCGTGAGAAGTGTCGTCGCAACGGTAAACTCGTGGCACTCAAGAGCAAATTCTCGAGTCTTCCACCGATTACCCGCGGAAAGTACATGGACACCGATGAATCGGTAGCCCGATGGAACTTCCGCAATGAACAAATCAAGATTGACGCTGAAACCCGACATGGTATTGAGTGCGTTGCTGATTTCCCAGGAATGCTCGACACCGATGTGTTGCCGGTGTTCATGAAGCTTTACACTCGAATGGAGGTTCGTAAAGCAGCATCGTTGAACTTCTTCCTCGCGAAGAATGGTCTCGAAAGCAAAGAGGACATGCCTTACAAACGTATGTTCCGAATCTATGAGAGGTCTGTTAAGCTCTCTCACATGAAATCTTGCCATTGTGGTGTTGCTCAGCAACATTGCGGGTTGTGCAAGGAAAAAGATAAGTTGATCGATTGCAAGCAATTGCCCGGCAACAAAGATATGAGTGAAGTTGAGTATTCTGACGAACTTCATGACGATCTTAAACATGAATCTGGAGAGCTCAAGTGCTGTTATTGCGGCAAACTCGAACGGAATAAGAAAGATATGGCGGACGTCGGTTACTATTGCGTGATCGATTGCGTCAGACCCCAACAGCTCTACGTGAAGAGGACAATCGTCCCTGATAAACGTGAGCTGTCAACTATGTCGTACGTTAGTTTGTACGATTCATTCTACCGTGCAGACGGTATGAAGGTGCGAAATGTAATCGGGAAATATTGTAACAAACGTGATGTTGCATTCTCGAATGCCCGCACTGATAAATCAGAATCTGACAAAGATCACTATCCCGGAGCGTGGGTGTTTGTTCCCAACCGGGGCCTACACAGTGATGGTTGGATCGAAGTAGTAATCCTACTACCTGACGGATCCAAGATACTTAAGAGGATTCGTCAAAGGCCTATAACGGGTCTTGACTACGCGTCGCTGTACCCGAGCTTGATGATGACTTACAATTTGAGTCCTGATAGAGTCGTGTACACACGTGAAGATGCCGAAACGCTTATGCGTGAGGACTACAATTTGCACCACGTTGAACCATTTGAGTTTGAACGAGGTGCCAAGAAGGGAGGTGCTGGAAATCAGAAGCTGACCGCTGAAGGTTGGATGGTACGTCATAACGGCGTTTTCAACCAAAAGAACACTAAAACCGTGCGTGAATATGTTAAACATGTCAGGTACGAGTACAAGAATACTACCGGCGAAACACAATCAGTGAAATTCCCGGCTAAGACCGGCCCTTCGGCCGAACAAAAACAACTGCTAGATCAGTTGGACGATAGCAACACCAAGTTGAGCCGCAAAGTATCATACGAGCCGGTTCACGGTCGTGATGCTCTTCCTGGCGAATCGATGGGTATTTTCCCGTACATCGTCAAGAAGCTCTTCGACAAGCGCGTGCCCATCAAGGCCGAGTTTGTCAGACTCTCCGAAATCAAAGAACAGATGGAGAAAGATAAGGTCCGTACGCTGACTGTGAAAAACCCCGATGGGTCTGAATCAGTTCTCGACTACAAGGCCGACATTATGTTCAACTTGAACAAGGTTGAATCGAAGCAAAAGGCTCTCAAAGTGCTGGCAAACACCTTCTACGGTGAATCCGGTAACTACATGAGTTCCATTTATGAGCTTCTGGTCGCCGCAGGTATCACTTGCGCGGGCCAAGCAAATATTAAACGTGTCGCGGGTTTCGTGACCAACAAGGGTTTCACTGTTCACTATGGTGATACGGATTCCCTTTACTTGTCATGCCCTGATGAAGTCTACGTTGACTGTGATCGTGAGTATGATGAAACGATGGCTCGACTCAATATCGAGTTTGAAGGGGTTCCCAACGAACCCGAACCAACCGAGGAACGTGCAATTGAATTCAAGAAGGCACGTACTCAAGCGCGTATCAAGTGGTGGGATGCTCAAGTATCTATCACCATGCGCGTGATGAACGTACTTAAGGAAGAAGTCTCTGATTTCCTGCTTGAGAACAACGGAACGTGTTTCTTGAACATGGCCTATGAGGAAGTTGGTTATCCGACTGTACTCTGTGGCAAAAAGAAATACTTTATGACACCCCATCTCAAAGAGATCAACTTCTATCCGAAGGACATCTTTATCAGGGGTATTGATATTATCAAGCAAGGACAAGCGAGAATTACCAAGCAACTCGGTGATGAATTCATGCGCGAAGCGCTCTCTCCGGAGAACGAACGTGAGTTGATTGACATCGCCGAAGACAAGATCCGCAAGTTTTACAAGACAAAACTCGATCCGATGCTCTTCTCACTATCCGCCAAGTATCGGCCGGACAAAAAGAACATACCAGTTCTCTGTTTCGTCGCTCGAATGCGTGAAATGCAGAAGAAATATGCTCACGATCCGATTCTAGCGGCTCTTTATGAACCGCCGGAAGCCGGAGACAAGTTTGAGTATATCGTCGTGAGGAAAGATCTCAGATATACCTTGCAAGGTAAGAAGGTCGACCTGAAAAAGGGTGATCAAATGGAATTCCTGAGGGTTTACAGAGCTTCGCAAGATACCTCGAACCCGATGGAAATTGACCTCAATTACTACATGAAAAACGCAGTAGTTGGACTTTTCGCGAGATTTATCGCGTATCATCCCAAATTCCAACCGGTCGCCGGAACATTTGACTGTGACGACAAGGATCAGTATCGTCAAATGGATGAATATTGCATCAAGCAAGCATCCAAGCACTTGGAAGCGATCTGTGATGACATTACAGGTTTCGACAGAAACGCAATTAACCAACAAGGACGTGATTTCCGCGCGATTTACACTCGTGCAGACAAGAAAGTACGTTATGACATCGCCGCAAGATATGGTGGTGCCGGATATGTGATTCACGGAATTGATATCCACACTGACACAGATGACACTCGTGCACAAAGCTCGAAGATCATTGACCAACTGAAGGAAATTGCAGTTGGATTGTCAGAACCTAATGAGATCGGTCGTGATTTCATCCGCTTTAATGCGGGACGCGTTGATGGTATTAGCATCTTCAAACTGCGGAGGATTTACAACGGTGATCGTGAGATGAATGTATCGCGGATGCGAGTTGATCTTTGCAATCAGCGCGAGCGAATTATTATTGATAAGCTTTATCAGGTGATCCCTCAATGTGCACGCATCGCGTACAAATATGAGCGCGGAATGATCAACCTGATCGAAGACATGCGCAAGGAGAAGTTTGAAGATGACATTGTCATCGATGACATTGACCTAGACGCTCTCAACGGTCTTACCGATAACGACGAAGAATTGATCAAGCAAGTTCACAACCTGCTCTTGGATTTGATAAGCGTATACAAAGTACGTGCGTCCGTTCTCGATATCGTGAGCGCGATTGAGATTGAAAAGGCACGTAAAGTGAATGAACCGCTTGACCCGGTAATTAACGCGCGAGCGATTGCCCGCGAGGAGTCAGTACGCGCGGAGATCATCCCCGAATACGAGTGGAATTGATTTGAATTGACAACTTGACAACTTACCAAATAGGTAATTTATTTTTTGCCAATGTATTTATACACGTCGAGTAGCAAAATGATTTGTTGTATTTTATCATCTATTATAGTTCTGATATCGATAATTTTATCGGCGATTGTCAGTTTGGTATTGGGTGTTACGACTAGAACTAAAACTGGCGGTAGCAGTAACGATAGCAATGGTGATAATAATATTGATAAAGAATACAATCGATGGCTGCGTTCGCAAGAAGTCAAAAAGATAATTGATGAAGTTGCCAATCGAGAAATGTATAATATAATCGAGCGATGGTTTATAACTAATGTGAATAATTGCGGTGACGCCTTCATGAGTTCTGATGAATCCGATGCCAAATTGATATCGGAATGTAAGGAAAAACATATTGGGGATGCCCAATCGATTCTCGATCGGATCAAGTCAATTAACATTCCCGCGGATATGATTCCCGGCGAACTTATTATACAATTTGAACCACGCTGTCAAATCGTATATAAGAAATTTACATTCGATATAACACCGGAACGGTTAACTATTTTGAGAAAGTCGGGTAGCGATAAGCAAATTCTCAGGGCGGCGCTCAGATATGCATCGCTGTTACCTCGCGGTCAACAGTGGGCGATACCTCTCGCCGATTACAAAAAATATGTTGCCGACGGTGCAACCATTGAAGGATTTGCGTCGCCGTTTAATTCTCAAATAATAAGACTCGGCGATTACAAATTCTGCAGTTTATTTCCGGATACCGACAGCGTATTCGGATCTATTGGCAATTTCTTTACGCGGGAATTTAAGGATCAACACGTGGTTGTTAACCCGCCGTTCGTCGAGAGTATTTTAAGTGCGGCCGCGGATAAATGTATTAGCGAATTAAGCAAATACAAGTGTAAATTTGTGTTTTACGGGCCGACGTGGACCGACGCGGCCTTTTTCCAGAAATTGTCGACGTGTGATCGTTTGATCGAAAAGAAAGATTTGTCCCCGGGAGAATATTATTACGAGGATTTATTCTCCAATCGGACTATAAAAGCGTCATTCGGTTCCACAATATGGACACTTTCATCGGAGTAATAGTATTGACAAATAATTCAAGGACGATTTAAGAGTAATAATTCAAGTACAATATTTTTTGTCATTTTATTATTATATATCTGAAATTATATCAGCGTAGATATAGTAGAATCTAGCTAAAGTATTAATATTAGTTCATCATGTCTCTAACGGAAGGATTGCTCATTGTTATCGTCATTGTTTTGACGATTATGATCATTACTCGCAGGCAGGGTAAGACCGCACCTGGTCAAGCGAAAACTTGGGACTGTGTTGACAGAGCTTCAGGCGAAGTTACATCGGTAAAGATGCAATACAATGCGCCGCCCGCTGCTAAGTCGCCCGAAGGCGCTACGCTTAAGGAGAACGCCGAGTTCTTTACCGCGCAAAGTGCCGGATCTGATCACCTCGTATATGCGTGCGGTGATGAGGATAAGTTCGCATTTGCCGTGGACGACTTTGGTGCGCCCGGCATGGATTACAAGTCGTACATCGCTTCTCAAAGCGTAGATGCCGCTGTTGTTAAGAACCACATGGAGTTTGTAAAGGATCGTGTAGGTGATAACACTAAGAACGTTACCGGGCCAACAAGGGCATTCGGAGAAATAGAAGGAACCGATCAAGTTCCGTGGCAAGGTATTCGCGGGAGAACTCAGGGAATACCTGTGGCTAGTATGGGTAACCCTACGCAAATTCCCGACATTGACCCCAACGCTTTCGCCAAGAAACCCAGGTTCACTTGGAATAGCTCTGTATAATTATACCAAAAAATTAAAACTTGATCACATCGATCAATGCCTTGCGACCATTAAATACCCAAATTTCAATGTCATAACCGTATTTTTTGACCGCTTCAGCTTTTAAAAATGATTGTTCACGTTCAGCAGAAAGTGTATAATCACTTTTTACTTCAATGAATTTATCCTCACTGGCAACATAGATATCTGGATAATATCTGCGAGTTGATCCGCCAAACTGATACATAAATTTAGGAAATGCAACGGATTTTCCTATTTCATTGTCTGTGAGAATATCATTTTCATCAACACCTTGTTTCAATAGTAAGTCAAGTGCCAGCGGTTCGTATCCTTGACACATAATCTCACGTTCGCTGGGAAATGTATATTTTTTGTTTAGGAAACTGTTCTTTTGAGCACGTTCCATTATCTCAGCACAATGCATTTGATGTTCAACGCCATATTTTTCTAACATCGTATTTTTGATCCTTTCACGAATTTCAACGCCGTTCTCAGCATAAACTTTCTTGATTGACTTTGATCGTTGCACATGTCCACAATCGGAACAATGTACATTCCTCATCAAACAATCCCACTGAAGTTCTCTAATCGTACGCGTAGTTTCTTTATCACATGCACATATAAATTTTACGAATATGCGTTTTCTACCGTTGACGGTTCTTCTCTCACGGCTTACAAATTCGCAGTTACCTGTATTCAATTTGGCTATAATCATTTCATCGGTAACCTTTGGATTGGATTCAATTGAACACTGTGCGCACATTGGCGACTTCTCAAATCTTACCCACTGTTTACCGCCGGGTTTCTCACACGCGCAAATGAATTTCACGTGAGGATTGTTCGAACTTAGTCCTTTGGGTCGCGTAATCACAACCTCTGTACATTCATTGGCCGCGGCAAACTCAAGTATTTGTTCGTCGGTAACTCTGGCCATATTGCACTAATCTCTATTAGTTTACTATACTTTTTCAAAACGTACACTTCAATTTTATTTAAAATTGAACTTTGCTAATACACTTAACAATACAACATGAATAACCTGACAAACGTATACATTAAACCCGATGGGATTCTACACCGCAATCAATTGCGTGTGATAAATGTAATGCGCGGACACAGTAAGTGTGATTCGCTTGAACACATTGATAAACTCATTGCCAAGTATAAATCGCTTGGTCACGACGAAGAAACTGTACACCGGGTGTTGAAATACATTGCCGAAGACGCCCCGATGATTATTCATGTGCGCGTGTGGACAATTGAAAAATTGCTCGGTGACACGTGTTATCGTAGCGCATTTGAAACTAATATCCGAGGCGATGCCTATATGGCGTCGAGAATCAAATGGGAATCGGAATGTTTCCACAAATTATATGACGGAGTGATTCCTTTTGAGCGACCTAAATATGGTGCACCTAATTTACTTAGTGATCCCGCGGGCGTTGCGGGTGCACGTGCATATGGCAATTGCTATATGATTCTCCGGCCGCAAGTTCGCAAACGAATAACAATTGCATCCGCCGACACGTCGACGAGTAGATGTCTTGGAGTTCTTGATTTCTGCGCACATGTTGTAAACACTTATTCGGATGAAGAACTACGCAATATGGCTGAAATAACCAATGGAAAGATTCCATTTGCCGAATACAAATCGACCGTGTACAAGGAAATACAAATTCACGGTGATATTGATATTGCCCGTGACGTATCAGCGCTTCACATTCCGAGAGATTTGTTAAAATCTGAAATTGATGTGATTGACGCATTTCAAATCAAGTTTAACATTGATGTGATTGAATTTTAATTCACAAAAAATAAGATTAGTATTGATACTTATTTACTTTTTTTAACTTTTATTTAACTTACCACTTACCACTTACCATTTACTGCTTACTTACGCGACTTCCTGCTCTTGCGGGACTTCTTCGACTTGCGAGACTTCCTCGATTTCTTCGATTTCTTGCTTCCTCGCGACTTCCTGCTCTTGCGCGATCCCTTGCTCTTGCGGGACTTGCGAGCACCACCAGTCTTACCAGCGGCGCGCTTGTCCTTGATAGCCTGCGCCTTAGCCGCAATATCCTTGGGAGCATCCTTGAGACCAATAAACTTAGTCATCTTGGTACCACACTCCGGACAAGCATCCTGTACCATCACGGCGCCATTCGGCATGACGCTGTACTTGGGATCCTTCATCTTCCTCTTGGTTTTACACTTGACACAATAACCTTCCATTGTATTTTTATCAAATCGAGTAATCGATCACCTACTATATAGCTTATATCATAGTTGACAAAGTAAAAAACAAAAAATAATTAGAAAAATTTGCTATTTGATCGACGTCTACAAGTCGATTTTTCTATGCTTGCGAGATATCAAATTGACTAAACTTACCCGCGAGCGTATCAATGCTGTCGTCGGTGTCAGTTTGCTCGGCCGGATCAATTATGTGGTAGGCAACCATGAAGGTTTGTGTGGAAGGCTCAGAATCGCCACGGGATACCGATGTATCATTGAGTCGATACCAATCGTCACCGCGCAGACTTTGCGCCCAGTAATGACCGCCAAACTGATTACCTGAATGTTCAATCTTTCCCACTAGTTTGTACCTGAGCGGAGGCTTACCACCGCTAGCATTAAACTTAAGTTCGCGAGGGAACCAACGGTTATCTTTGCTTTGGAATTTGTTGAAAATGATCACAACGATTTCACGCAACATCTTCAATCGTTCGCCGCGATAGAACTTGACCATGCGCTCACCACATTCACACTTGTAATAGTCACACTCGCTCGGGTGAACTTTCAAGAACGAGCAGAATCTGTCTTGTGTTTCAAGTTTTACCTTGGTGAACAGTTGGATTCGATACGATTTATCACGGATCGATGATACTTTCTTTGCGCAACCGGTGCAGTTGATAATCAATTCATAAACATTGCTGAACAAGCGTTCAAGTTGTGGACATCCAAACATGTCAATGAAAAGCACGAGAGCTTCATCAACGCATTCTTGCGAAACGCCAATGTTCAAGTTAAATCCGCGAACGCGCAATTGGGTAATGAACGCGCCGAGGATGCTTGCGCTGGACGCTGCCAAATTGGTTGTATCGGCCGGTGGGTAATCAGGTGAATTAGGCAAAGTTGCCTTGAGTACCTTTATATATTCACGCGCGAATGGGTTATCGCGCAGTTCTTCTTCACATTCAAGTAGTGTCCGGTTCATGCTAGGTAGACCAAGCATCATCTGGATAACGGAATTGCACCAACAGATAGCACCGATGTTGTTCATACCAAACTCGGCCGGTACAAACTTCTTATCATAGAAGTAGTACTCGGGAGCCTCAGTTTGGTTCGGCGATTCCATTTTCTCACTTGCTTTGATGCGATTATTATCTAAATTATATATTGATAAAGATCTATATCTAAATTCAAATTTAATTTCGGGTGCCCGCCCGTATGTTATCCAAGACTATTTGAGTACCCGTGACACGTTCTCCAAAATTCTTCTCTAGTTTTGACTTGAAGTCATACTTTGTGATCTTCACATGAATAATACAATCGAGTCCTACCAATCCTTTGATATCATCTTGCGGCGATCGAATGTGTTTGGGCAGGGTAATGGTAAATCCCTCATCGTCAAATGGTAGCTTCCCCGAGCAATGGTTGGTCAATTTGTCCTTGGTCTCATCGTCGAGAAACGTAAACTTGAGTTTATTGTATTTGTCGATATAAGAAAAGTGCCCTTGTAGTCTTAACATGGTTATGGTATATGTATAGGATGATCGTTTATTTAGGCTGAAAATTGAAACACTTCCTTGTATATATTAACCACGATATACGCTTGAAAAATCATTTGAAAATATGAGTTCTATCACCAGCCAGGCTGTAACCTCCAGGACCGTGTTCAGACCCATCGAACTTGGTTCTACTTCCACTGACAGTGAGAACATACGCACGTATATGGTAAAGCTCTCTAAGGGTCTTGCCGAGGGTATGTCCGAGGAAGAGATGCGCAACACAATTATCAATTACCACTTTACCCTGCTCGCCATCGTACCTTGGGCACTCAAGGGCGGTCTGAACGCGAGTGCGATCGCCGCAATTACCCCCGGTATCATCACCTATTACGACTCCCGTCCCAAATTGCTTGGACCTACCGAATTCAACCATTGGGTCCTGAACTTACCCGTGATCAATCGGATCGCGTCTTGGACGTACAGATTGATCTGGGGCGAACTACCGAGGGCTTCCGTTGGGGGTATGACGATCGATCTGGGATCGACGATTGGAGCTATCAAGGCCGACTCCCAACCTACTATCGCTGACGAACCGGCTGCGTCTGAACCCACCATGTCTGATTCCGAGGATGAAAAATTGAAACGGGTAGTTATAAATATACTACGACAACTCTGCGACAGCGCTCTAATAACAACCGATCAACTAAACGAACTCGAACGTCAACCAATTACCGACATGAACATCGATGGTATTGTCAAGACTCTCACCGACATGCTCAACGCTGAGGAGTTTAGCGTGATGACCGGTTACATCACCGCGATCAACGAACTCGACAACGAGCTCGACAATGAAAAGAAAGCTCTGGCCGTGGCGAATGAGAATTTGAAGAATCTTCAGGCGGAATACGGCGGATTCATCACCAAAGTTTCCGCGACGCACAAGGACTTGGTTACAAGACTTAACGAACAAGTGCGTATCAATGAAGATCTCAAGGGCCAGATCGACGCTAAAACCGCCGCTCTGAGCGATCTTGAAACGCGCTACGATACTCTGGCTAGAGAAAAAGATGTTCTCTACCGTGAGAACGTTGCTCTGAAGACCGCTCCCGCAACTGCGGCAATCCCCCCTCCTCCAGCGATTCCTCCGACCACTGGAGCTGCTCCTGCGGTCACCTCTGCAATTTCCGGAGTTGTCGACACCACTGTTCCTTCAACTGCCGGAGTTGTCGACACCACTGTTCCTTCAACTGCCGGAGTTGTCGACACCACTGTTCCTCCGTCCGCTACGATTGTCGACACCACTGTTCCTCTGACTACCGGAGTTGTTGACCCCGGTGTTCCTCTGACTACCGGAGTTGTTGACCCCGGTGTTCCTCTGACTACCGGAGTTGTTGACCCCGGTGTTCCTCTGACTCCCACTAAGACTACCAAGGTCATTCCTCGCGGCGCCAACAAGCAATGGTACGGAAAGACACTCCGCGACGAAGGTTATCCTATAACCGCGAAATCTCTTGAGACAACGAAGCCGGAAGCTTTGGTAAAGCTACTGACCCAAAAGTACTACTGGGTGCATCAAAAGTAGAGAGCACGTGATCCGAGGTGCCAGCTTGGTAAAGTAAAAAAAGTAGTTCGCGTGCGAACGCTTATTTCTTTTTTTGTTTTTTTAGAATTGTTATCGATGACTTATCAAGTTAATATTCATATCGCCTGTACATGGGGTTACGTGAATAATCCTCACGGGCATGATCGACCTGATTACCATAGAATTCAGTCAATTGAGGACGAGTGATAGGTGCGGATTTTAGAATCACATCCTTGTTATATACAAGATCGCGTTGCAACTTCATACGGACAGACCTATACAAGTTCACAATGAAGATCAAGTTACGGATAAACACCGTATCAAACCTCAAGCGACCAACTACCGCGAGCACATCTCTGATCGGAGTAACGTCAGCATGATGTACTTGCTTAGAATCAAGAACATTCTCGTTATCACCTCGGGGTTTCCTTTGATGTCCCACGCCGGGACCGGTGAAAGGATCTTCAGCATCCTCATCAATAGCAGCTGATGATACATCTAGCCAATGAAGAGTCGTAGGAGGGTTGGGTCGGGATGAAATAGAACGGCTCATGCCGAGATCATTTTGACTGAGGAAATTGGTAATTATATCAAGTACATGTGCTCCGTTCGGAGTTACCGGAGCCAAAGCAGCGGTAGGTGCAATTGTGCTCACCGGGAAAGAGATGTTTCTGCTAACAATTTCTTCAACGATCCTGGATCGGATTTTGAACGATCGATCTCTAATCGTGTAATTTCCAGCTGGAACAGCACTGGTGTACCCGGGAATTGCGGTTTGTGGGGCGGCAATGTTCGCGGACGTCGGATATGTCAGCGTAGGGGCTCCGCCAACACCGCCTGCACCTCTATCATAATACCTTTCACGTAGTACCCATGCAGCTTGATCATGATTAGCAGGTGATGTTTGAGGTCCGACACCAGGAGTCATTTCAAGACCCAACCACGGCGCGTTGGCTGCGCCAACAACCGGCATACGATGGAAGGCGTCAAGGGACGTAAGTGCGAACGCAATATCGTCGGCAAAGGCTTGCTCCGATATGTTTCCCCGACCGTTAAATGAGGTAATCATAGAAATTACATGAGGGGTAATCAATTTAGCAATGATCGATGTCCACAGTGCCAGGGTCTCAGCACTGCTCTGATTGGGAGCGCCAGCGCCCACTGCATTGTTGAGTAGGACGTGCATGTCACGGGAACCAGTCTTTATTCCGAGCAGCTTATTAACAATACGATCACTCATATCCTTCATTGGAATATTGGGATTTTCTAGTGAAAACCTGGCAACGGCAGTACAATATTTCCCGAGCATTTCATTGACCGCGGGTGCAAGAGCTGCCGCGGGAATCAAACCGGTGAGCTTGCTTGGACCACCTACAGCAGCGTTACCGCTCACATCTATGAGCGTCTTAGCAAGAATGCTTGATAGCAACATTACAGTTTGTTCCTTATTAACTTGCACTCGGGCGACGTGTGCGGCAGCCGGACCCATCTCATTATATTCAATAGGATCTTCATAAACCTCACCAAACACCACCTTATTATAAACTTGATCGGATAGGAACTTGGGACGACCGAACTCACCATTGTTTGCAACGCCTACAAGCATAGGCTTAACAAACTTCTCGTAATAATTCATGTCATCGCGCTTTCCACGTTCCGCATCATCTTCGTTAGATGCCTTAAATACACTCATATAGGGCTTCAACAGCAGAGCAACGAGCATATCTCTGGCAGAGGTTACTCGATCGAGACCAGTCGATCCGGGGTCGTCCTGACTGCAGAGATCGCTAATCAACTGCCTAGCATTCTCATTCTTCATACCATAGTACAGTTCAATAATAAGACGATCAAACGTGTACGCGTAATTGTAAAGATTAGCAAGGGGAATCTCACGCATAAGCGCATGCACGTTAATAGGAACAATGTTAAGATCAATAATGTTCTGAATCTCAAGACTGTTGCGGCTCTTGCTAGACGATGTAAGGTATTCAACAAGCTCCTTGATCTTATCATCCTTGAATGAAGATTCGGTCAACTTGATGGTATCCGCGAGAGTCTTAGAGATCGAATATACGGGCAACGGGTATTTAGGAGTACGGATCATGTTCTTACCATCGGCCACCAGCGAGACATCAGAACGATTGGTCAACATGATCGGAGTGGTGTTATCATAAATAGTGTGATCGGGGGCGACAGCAGGTGCGACTGGAACGCGGTCAACGAGAGTGCCGTGCGCCTTATCGGTAAGAACCATGTCATCACGCGTGAACATACCGCTGATGTGAAGCATAGTTGAACTGGCCGCATCAAGATCATATAGATTCGGGCTAACATTACCAACCTCAGTGAGGACATAGCTGCTAAGAAGACCCTTAACATGCTTGGCCTCATACACATACCTGAGCAACTTCACAAAGGTCTTCATGAACGAATCCGCGCGAGACTTATCCGCCTGAAGCTTAGTGTCAATGAGAAGATTGAACTGTTCAACAATCTGTGCGAATCCAAGTGTGTTTTCCATCAGCGGCTGAGCCTGAGGTTGTTGAAGGAGCGACCTAGTACCATACATGAACTTGAACTCATCCTCACCCAGGTTGTGAATAGGGAAGAAGTTAAGATAGTTTTCATTGGTCACATTCTTTACAACCGCGAGAGTCGAGGAAAGAGGCATCAACGGATCAAAACCATATTGGGACTTATAATCCTTAATCGAGTTCTGGTACAGTTCGAAATACTTAGGATCATCACCAACCTCCCTCAGAACTTGATCACACGAGGTCATAATTGACGTACAACCGCGAACAATAGTGTCAAGGATACCAGTCCACCTGTTCTTAGTGTTCACGCTAGACATAGTCATAGCCGTCGCGCTATCAGTCGTGCGCTGGAGCACGTAGGGCCACGGGTTGTGACTGGGAACAACATTGCGCTTGTAAGCGCCACCGGTACCAACACCGTGACAAGTCCACTCACGAGTCATATTCATCTCAGATCGAGACATGAACTTCTTGAGGAATTCGCAACGGGTCATCAATTCCTTGAACAAGTTACGGAACGCGGGCAAGTTCGCGCGCATCTTCTCCTTCATGTACAGGGCGACATCGGCAATGTTATCCTGAATATAGATCAGAGACTGGTTCTGAATATGGCGGGAGTTCAACAAATTCTTGATAATAACTGACAGCGATGTGAACAGGACGTGATCAGCATCAGGATCCATTCGCTTACCAAAGTTTTGAATAGCATTGATATCATCACACGCAGAATCATGAGGACCGGTACCGATCTGACCAAGTTTAGCCATATTACCAGCGGGAAGTGCACCAGAGAGAGCGGTACTTCTGGCAGCAATAATGTAATTAACGTCAATGAGCGGCCTCGAAATAGCACCTTCGGCGAACGCGCGATCATCAAGAACAGTGTTCAACGCATCATCGTACTTGATGAGAACCTTAAGGTCGCCAGTGGGGTTAGGGCTATAAGTGCTCTTGCTACCAATAGCATTGGTAATTTCAGTTGCCGACTTCAACATTTCAACATTGAAATCAACACGCGGACCCGCAGGCGCGGCCGCGGCAGCAGCGGCAGCCGTACGGTTAACCCTGGCGGCGGCGGACGCTCGCATAAGAATCGCGGAATAAAGTTCAGCACGATATTTCAATTCATCTTCATTCCTACCGGTAACATCATCCGCCAACGGGAACAGGCGGCTTGATGTATTGATGATAGTAGCGGGATCTGCGACCGGCGTCATAGTTTCGGAATTGAGAACCCATCGGTTGAAGGCATTTCTAATTCTATTACCGAGAGAATCAGCGGCGGGTAGTATTGGTTGCACATACCTGGAACCGGCGGTCCACTCAATTTCAGTACCAGCTGCATTTTGAGCATGAACAATCGCATATTCGACGCGTGGGACAGCGTTAGCAAGACCACCGTCAAGTAGAGAGTTAGTGATTTCTTCAAGAGTGGGGTTGACGTTGGCAGATTGCGAACCACATCTCTGTCGAGCAGCCCCAAGTGTGGGTGGGACTACCACGGCTGCGCCTGCGGCGGCGGTGGCTGCCGTAACAAATGGCGTCGCGAACAAATTCATCATAGCAACGGTCGGGCCACCGGCACCGCCAGCAGCGGTTGCCGCGGGGGTTGCCGCAAATGCTGAGAATATATCATTAATGTTAAGAGCAATGGCATGAATAGTCAACCAAATGTGGATCTTCGGGAACGCAAGAGGCGCACCGGCTACAGTCAAGTTAGTGTTACCTCGTACATCGTCGTGAGTCAGCTTCAATATTTCAGCGCGATCGTGAGCGGGTTGATTTCTGGCAGTACCGTGTTTGAGAAGATTGAGTACAACTTGCGTCAACGCGCTGACATCAACAGCACCTTCAGCTCCACGGAATGCAGACTCAACAAACAAAGTGTTAGGTACCTTAACGTCGATACCGCCACCAAGCTTAACTGCGAAACCGGGAACAGTATCGGGATAGGTGTGCAACTGATCAGCAACTGATCTGTTGAAGGCACCATTGGCAAACTGATTAAGAATACCAGCATAAACCTTAGCGGACACGGGATCATAGAACGACTGAATATACTTGGCAACAAGCTGATTGAATGCGAAGAGAACAGACCTATTCATCGTGAACTCATCCTTGAACGAATACAGCTGATAGAACCGAGCAGCATAACGAGTGTCAAGAATCTTGGAACCGGGGGCGCCAGCGAAGTGAAGAGATTCATAAGGATTGTGCAAGAAATCAACAATTTTCACACCGTTAGTAGCTTCATAAGGGAATGCCGCGTTGGCAGTGTTGGCCATGGTGGATTTGATCAAACCAGATGCGGGCTTAGCAGCATCGTAGAAAATCATCTCGGCGAACACCTTATCAAACGAATTCTTGCTGGTAGTATTAGTAAGCTTGACCGCGGTGGCCGGACCTCCAGTAGAAACCGTAAGATTGCTACCATCAACCATGTAATCGCGAGTGAGTTCGGTATAAGTGTAAGTAAGCTTCTGCATCAACTCATCAAGCGAAGCATATCCGATTCTCTTCTCACTTTCACCGGGAAGAGTAACCGGGGCGGGAGGGCGGCCCATAATAATCTTTTCCATCAATTGCTCCTGAAGCCAGTAATAAGAACCAGGTACAAGCTTATCAGTGTATCGGGTAATGAGATCACTCTTAACGTGCGGGCGGAGCAAGTCGAGGAAGTAAGATACATGTGAGAACATCTCCTCGATCAAAGTCTTAAGGCCGCTGTAGCTCAAATACAACTTACCATCTTCAACCTTAACTTCAACAAGTCCCTGGAAATCATGACCGAAACCGAAGAGAGATTCAAGAAGTTCCTTCATCACGAAATCACGACCAAAGATAAATCGCATGAAGGTTTCAGCGGCAAGCTTAGCATCGCTACCCTTATCCTTAGAATCGTTAAACGCCTTCCTCAATTGAGTAACTCCGAAACCAGCCAGAACCGTGAAAAGACCGCTGTTTTGAACACCACCCGCGCCCACGGCAGGCCTAACGTCATTGGTCAGGTCTACGCCGGCAAGCGGTTGAAGAGTAATAACTCGATCACCAGTTTGCTTGCATTTGACTGAAGCATGAGGTGCAACGCCAACTGCGAAGTTACGAACAGTACAGTCGCCATGGAACCTGGGAACATAAGCAATAGCGCCATCAGCTCCCGAACTAATACCGTTGGTAGCCTTGATAGCGTAAAGTTTACCAACATCAACCGCAGCTCCAACTCCGGGATCGTCAAGATGACCGCCGTGCGATTGAGCGGCTTCATAATTACCGAAAAGTTTGTTAACCAGAGCTACCAATTGAGGATTATCTTCCTGAAGTCCGAGAGTGTCGGAAAGGTATCTGCGAATATACGTTGTAAGAGAAGGTGCGGCCGGGCCTGCGAGATCCACAGACAGCGATTTACGGTCATCGGACGTGTCCGCGAAGTAATCCCAGACCTTATCCTGAATATCTCTGAGAGAAATCAGTTGAGCGCGCCTCTTAAACCTAGCAAGAAGCGTGTGAATAGACGAAAGAACGTTCAAACCACCCACTACGGTTTCGTGGAAAAGGACATACTTCATTCCGTCGACCTTGCTATAAACATCAACACCGCGAATCAGCGAAGAGATAATCTTGAATCGCTCTTCATCACGGGTCTCCTTCTTCAACTTGAGTTGAGTCGACTTAATCGCCTGATTGAAAGTAAACTCCTCATCGGGGTTTTCGAAATACCTGTCAATGCTGCAGCGGAACTTATACACGAGATCGCGGTGGTGCTTAGTAATAGTAAACATACGCTTCTTCTCGGCGGAGGTTTCAAGCGTTTCACCGAGAAGACGTTGAGCAGCGCTCGGGCGTACAACCTCATCTTCACCTTCACCAGGGAGGATCGCGTATTCAGTTTCAGGAGCCTCGGTATAACGATCCATTACTGGGTCGGTCGCACCAACGCCGGTGCGGGAATAATCATAACGATAACCGAATTCACGCTCATAATCAACGACTTCATCCTTAGACACAATGCTATACCTGCGATTAACTTCAGCGACCAGCTCATGAATAGTCTCCATGACGGTGTTCTGAGGATACTTGGCCTGCATACGCTGATAAATCAAGTTACATTCACGAATGATTTCCTTGATATCTTCATCACTGTAAGCGTTCGAGTTAACGTATTTGGTCTTACGGAAAATCAAACGGATCAAACCGGCGAAGGTACCATCGATATCAGGAACCATCGAGATCTTAACATTGGTATCCCTGCGGCGGAATTCGGATTTGTTAATATATCCATCCTCCGAATCAAATCCAAAGATACCGCGGTAGAACTGGGCGAGAAGAGGAAGACGGAAGTAAAGAGCAACCGCACCTTCCTCAACCTTAGGCGTTTCGCCGGCACCACCCGTGATCATACGAATAGGTGAAAGACCGTTGAATTCCATAGGACGATCAAGAACATCATACATACCGGTAACGGTAAAGATCTTAGCAGCAATTGACTTGAGCATAATCACAAAGTATTCATCCTCATTCTTAAATCCGAAACCTTCAAGCGACTGAAGCGCTTCATTTGATGAGCGCATCCAAACACCCCATCGCTTCTTGAACAACTGAACAGCCTGGACTGCGCTAGCGGGAGTACCTCCGACAGCAACATCAACATCGATATCACCCTTTGATGTCAAACCAAGATGAATAACCTTGTGAGCAGGATCATAAACACGGTTATCGGCACTGAGGAATCTAGCCGCGGCCGCAGTGGCGCCGTGAGAGCTACTGTGCGGAACGGTACCCTTATCAAGATCAAACTCAACAGCCATCGAGTCACTGTTCCAGAACGCGGCGGGTAGCGGTGACGTAAGATCGGTATTAGTAATCTCACCGACACCAAATCCTTGAGCGAAAGCACTCGCTTGCAGATATTCAATAAGATTGTTATACATTTGAGACGGAGACATGAAGATCTTCTTGCGGAGTTCCTCACCACCGAACTTACTTCCGACATGAATGAACACTGAGAGCAAGTTCTTCAGAACGGCAAGACCGGTGAAAGTCTTCCTAACTTGGTTCCTGGCTTGTTCACCGCGAGTAGGAATAGCAACCAAATGAGGGTTACCAGGGAGCGCAGCCATGTGAACATCAGCGTCATTAGCGAGGAATACGCCGCCAGTAGGTTTACCGAGATTCTTAGCAATCCTTGCATAATAATGGGTAGGATCCTTGGCAATATATTCGTCCGGAGGATACAACACATTACGAGTTCCAGCAGCCACATTCGCTGAGGTAACAGCGTTATCTCTCACAAATGAAGGGAAATGTTCGAAAACACCCACAAGATCATTACCGGTACCATCGCTATACCAATCATTGATAACCTCAATTTCATCAAGCATAGACTTGATTTCCTTGATATCATTGGGATTCTTAACAAGAGCATCAGTGAACACCCTCATGTATGAATCAGCCGCTTCAATAGTAGCCCAGAACTTCTTCTTTGCCTCCCACTGCGAATCAAGGAATTTAAGAGCCGCATCATGCTGCGCCTTAATCTCCTCGGCCTTCTTGAATCCTTCGGCATCGGCAACTTCATAACCTTGAAGGTCGTGAGTGTTGGGGGCGGCTGCAGGAGCGCTAGCCTTAAACCTTTCCATATCACTGAGTTCCTTGCGCAGACGCTCATACTTCTTCTTATCAGATTCGAGAATATCAGCGATACTGTTCGCAATAACCTTCTCGTACTTCTCAGAATAGTGAGAAAGTTCCTTAGAAGCACGATTCATGTTCTGGCGGATCTGAGCAACCCGGTACTTGTAATCGAACTGACGGATCGCATCGTGAATTGACTTGGTCGGCCTATAAACGATCTTAGGCTCCTCCTCGAGTTGACTGGGAAGATCGGCGCCACCGAATACAGCGTCGGGGTTATCATACGCACCTTCATACTTAGCAGTCGGATCGGTTTCCTCACCGCGACCGAACTTGGCGGCGATTTCATCAGAGAAACGCTCGATCAGATCGATCATCGCCTTAATGTTTCCTTGAACAGCCGTAAAATACTGAGCCGAGCTCTTATACATAGGCAATTCCAGAATAGTATCAATGAACGAAGAAACCATCTTGAGTTCACCAAGAAGAGTATCCTTCTTATTCTTGCTCATCGCGTCATTGTAATAACCGATAAGAGCATAGTAAATGTTCTTGTTGCGGACGAGCGACTCATTAATTCGCTGCATCACATGCCTCAATCCGTCAAGCTGATCAGACAGAGGGATTTCATCTCCGACCTTAAGTGAGAGAGCGTCAAGCGAACCAACGAAACGATCAAAGATATCGTTGAGCTGCTTGTAAAAGGTGTTGAAGATCAGACCGCGAAGCTTCTTGCGATCGGCGATCCTCTTGTCCATGACAGTCCGTTGGTACTTGTCATCACCACCCAAGTATTCGTCTGAACCCGTGTACATCGATTCGAATTTACCTGATTTTTCGTGGGCGACTTCGAGTGTCTTTGCTATATCTTGGTTCCTATAAAAATTTCTATATAGTAAATCCGCGGCCTCCAAATATTCATGAAGTTGCGCTTCAGTCAGATTTTTACCCATCAAATTCTGGGTTATTTTCTCACGAAGCTTCTGTGTGGAACTTCCCTTGGCGTATTCGTCGAGAGTAATTCCCACTGTCTTGAGAGCGCGCTCGATCAGCAGCGCGAAGTTGGCGGTGAGACCGAGACCCTTAAGAATATCGGAAATAACCTTACCAAAACGCTCGCTACCGACCTTGACGTCGATCTTCTCAATGTATCCGTGAAGATCCTTCTTTGATTTTATCAATCCGGCGAGATCCTTTTCAGTCGGGAACAGGGTAATGTTAAGAAGATTCTGCAACATGGAAATCTGACGATCAATTTCATCGGTAAGAATACCGTGAAGATCATTCAGCGTGGTCAATTGATCAGGAAGAAGCGCGTCATCGCTGCTCTTAACACGCTCGACAATAGCCTTATGATCATCCTTGAGAGCATCCTTGAGAATGTGAAGGTTCTTCAAAACCTTACGCACGTCATTGTAAACGGCGAGGAATTCAGTGTGCATACCCGCGCCGAGGCTCGACACAACTTCGGCCACCTGCTGACAAATGACATCGGCGGGCATGGTCTTGTTAATAATAGTGTTTCCGTGAATGCGGTTGATCGCTTCGGCGATAGCAAGACAAGTCTTACGGTGAGTCTCGGGCGACTGCTTAAACTTATCGCCGGACGGGATTTGCTCAAGCAGCGACTTAATCTTAGCCTGCGGAGTATCACCGCTAATCTTCAAGCCGAGCTTAGTCGCGATTTCAACAATTTCGCTGATAATCTTTCCCTTGGCGACACTGTTGCGAGAATTAGCGTAATCGCGAACAGTGGTAGTATCAAGTTCGTCAGAACCAATAAAACCACCGCGGCAACCACAACCACCTTCGGCAAAATCAGCGTCATCAAAACCGCCGGTGAAACCACCGAGGCGATTAACAACGTCAAGATAAGCGTGCTCGCTGACGCCGCCATAGAAACCAGGCTCGCCACGACCGGTCTTGCCAGCGTACTGCGAGTAAGTTTCAGCGTTCACACCGGCGTACAACTGCGACTCCATCGCGTTAATGATAAAAGGCGCGGCCGACCCGACGTTGGGCATTCTTTCTTGGAGAATTCTAAGAGCGGCCTCCTTTCCCGAAGAGAGAAGAGTATCCATGGCGACATTTGCGGCCTCAGATGCGACGGCAGCGGAAACCTTAGCAGTCTGTGAAACACCGGAGACAAGCTTATCCTTGTGGTTTTCATACCATCCTCTGAGCGCGTTTTGTTTCGTTGATCCGTTACCCATTTTGTGTATGGTGCTATGAACCTGTGCTATATTAACTTCGCTATATAATTTTCTAATACGAAAAAATTAATAACGAATATCGAAATATCGCACGTAAATTTAAATTAATTATGTTGATGATGTACCCAAATACACGATACAATATCTCGTATTGGCTATTAAATATCAGTGCGTCGCATATAAAAAAGATTGTTCTGAGCGACAATTTTACAGTTTACCGTTTACCGTTTATTCATTTTTTTACGTTTAGTCAGCTTCAATTTCGTCTTTGCGCGCGCAAACTAACTCACATATTTTATCAACAGTTTCGGATGAACACCTTCCGCGTGTTATATTATTAATATAATTCCTCAATTTGGTGTAACTCTTGGATGTTGAACAATCAATCGGCGGGCGATTTTTGCTAACTCGGGCGATTTTAATCACCTCGTCGGCAATATCAGTAATCACCTCGCTAACAAAGCTCGGGGCGAGATTAAATAATTCACCGACGCTTGAACGTACCAATTTACTTTTTTGGCGCAATTGTTCATGTAGCTTATACATTCGCGCATTAAGCAAGTCCTCAAATTGATTCAAACCTTCTTGCTTCCATACGAAACCTCGAACCGGTCCGGGATATTGTAGCAACGGCTGAATGATTTCATCAATCAATTGATCAATTAGCTCGTGGTCGTGCACGTCAATTTTAATAGTCACGCAAACAAGTCCTCGTTGTGAACAATACACTATCGATGACTGTCGATATGACAGCGGATCAAACATAAATTCGAAGGTGTAAACGTTACCAATCAGTCCGGTATCATCCATTATAAGTATCTGCGGGAAGTATTATGTTATTCTGTGTATTAGGATGTATACCAACCTTTAATTTGTTATTTCATTTTTTCTATCCGTTAAAGTATTATTTTGTAGTTAAAATCGGCGACTCGATCACAATATATTTTATTTATCGATTTAAAAATTATCTTACCAAATATATATTGACATTAAATTAAGTCATTTTGAAACTACCAAATGACAACTAGAAAGTTTAAAACGTACTGCAGGATTATCGACTATGTTGATTCGGTTGACCCCGAATTGTCTGAACTGGTCAGGGGTACTTGCGCGGATCTTGCTCTCGGCTCAACCAAGGGTAAGCCGGGTATCACGTTCCTGATGCCTCAAGATAAAACATTCAGGAAGAAACTAAGCGATCTGGCATACTCGGAAAAGGTAGAGGATGCTAACAAAGCTAGTGACATGCTGAATGCGCTAATTTTCCGTGATTTGTTTAAGTCACCTAGCGATTGGATGTCGAAGAAGGATGATATTCCCAATTCGCTATTTCCTTCACAGCATGTTGAAATCGATAGCGCGACCGGATCTGAAATTGTCTTCAAATCGGGTGCCCGCGCTGTGCTCGATACCGACTTCAAGGATGCTAGTCGCCGATCAAACCTCGCCGTGTGGAAGCTTGTTTCCGGTGAAATCCCAGTGACCACCGACAAGCCTGCCAAGCTCAAGTACGCCCGCGCTAACCGCAAGGGTGGAAAGGTCGGAGGTTATGAAGTTGCCAACGCTGCGTCGCAAGGTGAACGTGCTAAGATGGCGCTCGCCGTCGAAAACGCGTATGTTCTCCATGAACTTCAGCGCAGGTCAGGTCAATCTCTTAACGCTTCTCGCAAGGATATTTATCTCGAGTATACTCTTTCGCTCATCAATTACATCCTTCACGTTCGCAAGGACACTGCCACTCTTTACGAGAAGGTACTCCCTCTCATCTCTTTTGACAAGCTTGATTTCTATCTTCTTGTTGAACCGCACAAGTTCGGTGGAGAGTACCTCCTCGATGACACTCTTATCCGCGAATGGTGGTTGCAGAGAAACTCCACCCGCTGCGACTATAAGTCGGTGTGCGCCGATATTGAGCGTCTGCTAATGTCGGGCTCTGGTTCTCTTGTGTACAGCGGACGTGCTCAACTTCTTGACAAGATCGCCGAAGTTCGCGACGGTATCAGTCAGAAGATTATTTCTCGACCGCGAGGATCCGTTGACGTGATCGAATCAGTATATGCTGAGTTGGAGAAGAACAACACTATCGGTGGACTCGGCCCTGTATACCCGTCGGGTCTCGCATCCATGTACGCTGCGGAACCCGGTCTTAAGATGTTGCAGGATGAACTCAGGTATATTACTTATGGCGCGTTCAAGCAGCTCGAGAGCGATCCCACTTTTGATACTGGTCGCTTCAATGAAATCGCTAACATGATCGGTGAATGTTTGTACACGGCTACTCCCGAAGAGCGTGCTCGCCAACAGAAGTTGCTCAACAAGAACTCGATCAAGTATCAAATTTCGCCCAATGAAAAGATCGACGAGATCCGTGTGTTCTTGTACAGCACCATGTTTATGTACGTACCCATGACTGAAGCCGAGGCTACCAACCTTAAACAGAAGCATTCGATCAGGCGCCCCGATCCTAAGAACATTGTTGTCTTTAACATTGCCAAGGATCTGTACATTCAACACGTTCGTCTTCTTCAGGCCGACCCCTCTGGTAGTGCTGGTATTCTTGACGCCCTCAAGAGTCTCAACATTGACACGCTTGACCCCGTTCTCAGGGACGAACTCAAGCGCAAGCTCGGTATGTAAATGACTTAATTAATCACCCGAAACCAATAAAAAAATGAATATTATTTTTTGTTAAACATAGCTACTCATATATACAAATACAATAATCGACGAGAAATGTACCCATACATTGTATGCTTTTGCGGCCGCAGTCTCGGTGACAACTATGATTTGTTCAAAATGATGAGGCACGATGTGATCGCGGAAGCATATGAGATTGATGACCTTGATATTGATCCCAGTTTATTGGCGATCAGTGAGCAGGTAGATGTTGACCTTGATGACGTGTTCAACGCGTTGGGGTATCATATGGACTGTTGCCGCGTCCGTTTGATGAGCACGGTTGAATTTAAGGAATTGTGTTGAATTTTACAACCTTGTTCGACTCGGTCGGATTCGCGGAATAAGGCTCTAGCCTACATTTTTTGTGTTGAAAACGCCCTCAAGTGCATGATTTTTTACCCGGATGATAATAAAAAAATTGAAAACTCGGTATTAGGTATATTACATAGTCAAACTTTCTCATTTAGAAACAACCCTATAATTCATTACCAAGCAACAATGTCCGTTAAAGTATTCACCGCCGAAGAAGCCCTCGCTGCCATCAACGCTGATCCCTCCAAGGTTCAAGTGATTGAGAAGAAGAAGGAGACCAAGGCCTACAAGGGAACCACATTCCTGAACGCTTTCTACAACATTGATGGAACGAAGAAGCAGGGATGGTTCAGTATTGAGGATGTACCCCTGACCATTGGAGTTGCCGATCCCGAAGATCTTAACGACAAGAGGAATGAATTTGAGGGCACTCGCCTTCAGCTTCAGACCAGTGTGTCGAAGGCAGGTCCTTTCGGTGAATTCCTGGTCAAGTTGGATCCGGTTTTCAAGCAGAACGTTGAAACACTCGCTGCGAACGGTACCATCAACCTCGATAAGAAGGAGATTCATGGACTCGTGCAGACTCACTATTCGGCCAATCACCCTGAGAAGCCGAATGAGCCGATGGATGATGGAATTGTTCGATTCAAACTTGACTTCGATACATTCCCCGCGACTTACCCTCACAAGTTCCTTCGCGGACAACCCAAGACCCAGTTCTTTGACTACAGCACTCGCTACGTCGATGAGAACGGTCGTGAACAGTTCAAGATCGCAATGGTTGAGAACGATGCTGGCGATATGGAACCCGTAACGTCCAAGAACCTTCACAAGTTCGCAACCAAGGGAAGCATCATTCGTCGCGGTCGCATTATGATGCCCAGCGTACCTGTCTCAAAGGGATATGTATCACACCCGATCGTGTGCAACCGTGTAATCCTTGAAACTGGTGCCGAAGATGGATTCAGCGATGATGCTCCGCCCGCTACCAATGCCAATGTGAAGGCTGCTTTCGTACCGAAACCCACTCAAACCACACCTACTGCTACCGCTACCACTAGCGTTGAAACTGAAGCACCCACTGCCAATGTCAACCAGGCAGAAATCGATGACATTACCAACCTGCTCAACAGCATGGAATGATCGATGTAATCAGTCACTAACTAAACACCAAATTAAGTAATCTTACGATTATATTTTTAACATTTTTACATCGATTATTATATAATACGCCAATTTAAATCATGTGTCCGCTTGTTGCATGCTTGATAATCTTACTGTTATGTTTTCTAGTACCATCTTCATATATGATGGTAATCGCGCGAGGTGTTATCCTGGAAAGAAAAAATAAAGCCAAGGTGGCATCGACAAGTTAATTTACTTTTTACATTAGTCGGCCCGAGTTATTTCGCTCGGATAATAGTTCGGATCGTAACTACCCAATGGATAATTTGAAAATCTCTCATAACGGGTTCTCGCAACAATGATAATTATCACTGCAATTAAAAGTAACCACCACGACATTATATCAATGTTAATGTAAAAAACTTAATACCGCTTATATATAAATATAACTAAAAATCAAATCAAATGAAAGAAATTGGATTTATACACATGACCGCCGCGATATTCGGTGGCGGACTTATCGATGATAAAGTATTTATCTGTGACTCATATCAAACGGAAAAGGCTCGTATCGGCGATATACTCATGACCAGGTATGCGATTGAATCTTTATCTAAATCGGCGCGAGATATCATCGATGGTATGATTTCGCGTGAGATTTGTACTTGGTGGATAGCATCTAGATATAATGTTCAGGTTGATCAAATTCGTGTGGAAATAATGGATTTTATCAACCAAGAACTGATTTCTCGAGAAAAAAAGATAGTATCACGCGGTCATCATTATGTGATAGTCGATGATATATCCGTTGACGAATTCAGTGCGATTCAACATTCTATACAACAGAAATGGGGTGGATTAATAACTTATTATGCGCAAGTTAATTAATGACCAACGGCCGCGATAATCATATAATCGCGATATTGATCATCTGTCAAAACCACAGTGTCGGTCAACAACAGATAGTGAACATCTAGAATCTCTACTCCGCGAAGAGCGGGTTTATATTCACAAACATCATGTGTGTCCACGTATGTCTTACCTCTCCAGCCGGTAACCGTAGTGAAATTACACTTGCGCACAGTATCTGAAAATGAAAGCATCTGCTTTAGTACACGCTTGTGAAAGAGCAATTTATAAACGGGAACCCTACATTCGAGGTTATCCATGCCGATTATACTAATTATTTAAGTTATTGCTACGATTATATAACAAGCACGCTATAAAATTCAAATGTAAATTAAAATTAGACAGCGGCGATTATAATTACTATCAGGCGATAACACAAAGAAAAAAACAAATCGTTTGTTCACGCGAACATTTTATATTTTTTACTTGTTAAGTTCGAGAATCAATCTTTCAACGGCACTGCGAAACTCTTCAATCGACTCATCGTTAGTCAAATGTACGTCAAATACCGCTCCGAGCAATGCGATCTCAGATTTATGATTTGGGTTGCGATCGATCGGGCGATTTTCCCTGGTAATCTTAACCGTTGTGAAACCATGATCACTCAAAATCTTCATTTCGTTAGGATATCTCATGTCGGTGATGAGAATGTTGGCATCGGGGTCACTTTGTTCAATCGATCTCACGTGAGCCATCACCGAATTAACAAAGATATCTTCACCGAGCAAGTTGCGCAAACCGTCTCCGATGAACTGTAGCAACGCAGGTTCCTTTGTCACAGGTCGACCCAGAATGATTTGTACTTGCGTTGCAATCTTATACACGTTCTCGGCAAAACTGAGTCGCACACACCCGTGATATTCCTCGATGTAGTCTGCGAATGTATCTTTACCCACTCGCGCTTGATGGCCGAGAGCAATTCGCAAACCAGTTACCTTGGTAGTCATCATTTTCGAGTCTTACCGTACGTTTCCAAGCCTGTCAATTCTATATATGACCATATCGATTATTCAAATTTAAAATTGAATCGAACCATGATAAATTATAAACTTGTCGTTGACAAACAATGAACTCCATCCCTTTTTCACGCACTACTTTCTATATCTCAGTTGGTATCTCAGCTTTGAACACTGACCTTTGCTGCGTGTGTGTTGACACCGTCAAGCCCGAGGATTATATCCTCACTCCGACACAAGACACTCCGTACGTGGTGCACCGAATCTTCACATTTGCCGCTCCCAAAAAAGTTCCGTTTGTAACGCTAATTAGTAATTTGCAAAGCGTTGGCATCGAACCTGTTGATGGATTCAAACCTCAAGTAAATCCCGGAAACAAGATTTACTCAAAGCTGATGGCCGGATATTACCCGGTTATCATTGACGTTATTGTCAAAACCATCGAGGGGATTTCAATCCGCTGCGATTCGCACAGTTTCACAGTCGAAGAAGTAAGTGATGAAGAATTAGCCAACGCGATGGATCGCGTGGAATCAACTTTGATCACTACTTTCAATCCGGTTCAAGCAGTTTTTCTCGGTGCTAAGACCAGTCACGCTGTACATAAATTGCCACAACCGGCAACTCCAGAACCTGTGCGACGACACGGCTGTGACCGTTTGGTATGTTAGCTCACCACACACCCTAGTTTCCTTTTTGACACTTTTGATCTTTTTTTACTCCTGCGGCGGCTCCTACTATTACGCAATTTATCATTGATCAACGCGTCCAATTCGGTTTTTTCGTCAACACTGACCCAACATTCCCATTGTCGACCCCAATCCTCAAACGGAAAGGTAATACAACCGTCACCGTTCCAATCGCTACCCCATGAATTCTTCAATATAAATCCTTCTTGTGTGTAACCGACCACTGTAACAGCGTGTCCGCTCGAACATTTCTCATCTTCAGCTGGTACCCAAAAACAAGGTCGCGTCTTAAAAAGCGGCAACAAAAGATAACACGGTCCTAATTCCAGTAGTGCGCGTTTGAGGCCTATAACGGTATTTACTCGGGCAAAGTTGGCGATACGAAATTTGGCGGCGATTTCATATAGTTTCTTGCTTGGCGGGGTAACATCCTTGTCATTTTCTTTGTATGGGTAAAGAGATTCAGGGACAGTACCAATCCGCTGCAAGATTTGAAAAACATTCCTACCGTACATTCCACCGGCCGGCTTATTATCCCGATGGTAATAAATAAATTCAGGCGACATCCATCCGTCAAACCCACAATCGCGATTTTCTTGAATTTCCTTAATTGCTGCTGCACTGAAGGCTGCGCATGAACCACGTTTACCTTGATGACGACTAGGTTTAGAGTGAATGCGAAGATCATATTCATCCGGAAATTCATCACCAGAATGACTATCAGGTAAACCTTTGGCTAGACGTTCAAAAATCCAATCGGACGGGTCATCCGGAGACTTAAATGCCCCACAACAAGGGTATTCAAATTCAACCGACTCCTCCGCATCCGAACTCGAATCCTCCATTTTACTTCCCTCTCAAAATTGAATAGTCAAATTATACTTATCATATATACACTGCGAAAATTTTATTTGAACGGAGAAAACAGTTCAAAAAACAATGACAACGTGCACAGTCGGGTTCAATGCGGTTGATTTGTACAACGACATCGAAGATAGTGATGTGAAAATCGAACTTGACAGTGGTGAAATGATACACGCGCATAAAATAATCTTGAAACGCGGGTCTGATATGTGCAAGCGGCTTTTCAGTAACAAAATGCTTGAAAGCGAGACCGGGATAATCAAATTTCCTGAACATCCAGATGATGTAGTGGTCACGTTGATAAAATTCCTATATGGGGTCGCGATCGCACCGAACCAAATGGATTTCCATAACTGGGTTGATTTGTTTAACTTTGCTAACTACCTACAAGTGACGCCGTTGATTAACTTTCTCGACTTGAATTACCCCGATAACCCGCCGATAGATGAATTGATTGAACTTGCATGGTCGATGGATAGACATGTATTGATGTGCAATTCAGTTATGAGTTTCCTCGAATTGTATAATGATTGTGCGAGGCGGCACGATGACGTTCATATGGATCAAATTGCAAGTGTTAACTTTGAAGCGTACAAGCAATTTCGGCGCACATGGATTGAAAGTGGTTGTGATCAATGCTTGCTGTTTGAATTGGATTGCCACTACACCGCGACAAATTGTGATGCGTTTGCTGAAAAAATAGAAATGTTGAATGTGTTTATCCCGGATATACAATTTGATAAGTTTCACAGTTGCGAATTGGACTTGTGCAAGAGTTTCCCATTGCTGCGCGATCTTCCGATGGTCCGTCACTTAATTGGGTTGGTGCCGGGACAAGGTAAAAAAATAACTGGGATCGGTAGCGAACGAGGGATGCCAGACTCACGAAGCCTGATGTATGGACAAGGCCAAATTTCCGCGCGCGATCCTCGAACTAGTTTGGTAGCACCGATGCGCCGCGCAACCGTAGCTGATGAACGTGAAATTATGGAATTGATGCGCAATATATAAAAAATAAATGCATGTGCGTGTGTACGTGTGAGCGTGTGATTGAATAGGCAATTTGTCAATTTGCTTTTTTTTGCTTTTTTTACCCGTTCGATATTCAACATTTACACTTACACTTACACTTACGCTCGATTAAACTTAAGCCCAAGTTCTTATCTCCATCTTGGTTCGCGCGCGTTGCGGAACGTTATCCTTGGAAAGTTCGTCGTAATATACGATCAACGGTTTACTCAACCAATGGTTTTCAAAATGAGTCTTACCATTTTCTTCAATGGATACCATCTTTTTTGCCAAGGCGATACGGTCGGGTATTTCCATCGCCGGAGTCACAGGGAATTTCTTACCATCGGCAGTTTGGCAAATAATCATGATAGCAGCCGCGGCCTTTCCCTTCTCACCGGTTTCCCAACCTACGATCGTATACTCGGCATCGTATGTAGGTTTCATTTTGAGCAGGATTCGCGAGTGATATTCATTGTACGAATACCGATAAGGTTCATCAAGTCTAACCATTGCGCCTTCAAATCCTTCTTCGAGGAATACTTTGTATAGTTCATTCACTTCTTCAAGACTATCCGCGCTGAATGTTTCAACGGGTTTGCAATGCTTCAATTCAAAGTTTTCAAAGATTTCATCAAGAATCTTCTTGCGCTCGCTGTATTTGAGATCAGGTTCGTTCGCAACAAAGCAATCATAAATCATGTAGTCGTAATGAACATCACCTGGCTGTGACTCGCGACGGGCTTGTCCCGAGATATCTTGAAGCGCGACTCCGTGCTTGTAAATTTCACCGTCAAGATATAGTTGACGCGATTCACTCCAGTACATTTCCAGAACAGGCTTCAACTCGTTCTTGATATATTGGAAACCCGGATAAAGCAATTTCCGTCTCGAGTACATAATCGGAGCACAATCGGCGGCGACCGCGGCTTCAGCACAGTCAAGCGTGGTTACCGTGCGAACACCGTTATACTTACGCTGAACATAAACAATGTGATCGGGATCAATCTTAACCGGGGTTTTCAAATCCTTGAATACTTGAGCGAGCATCGGCGGATATCTTTCAGTGGATGTCACTGCGCGAGCATGAGTCACTGCCTTTTTCAACTGTTTGTTGTGAAGTCCATATGCGTCACGGAGTGCTTGGCAAAATACATTTGTCGCTGATGATTTACCGGGGTTCTTACCTTTGTGAACAATCGTCGGTACACTTTTCTTGATCTCACCTCCGGCAATTCTCGAGTCAACTTTAATCCAACCGCGGAAATCAGCGGGCAGCGGCTTGTTATCAAAGTAAGAGTCTTCGAGAATCACAAATGCATCTTCGGGGACCACCGGGAGAACAATATCTTCACGATGTTTAAACAGCTTCACACAGATACGCCACTCGGTTACCTTTCCATGAGCGTTTTTCGAGTTGATCTGAGGAAATAGCCAAGTTTTACGGTCCGGGCTGAGATTGCCGGGGATTTCCTTGTGGTAGTCGCGAATGTAAAGAGCGCTTGCGGCCATATTTATGGTGGTAACGACAATTGTATAATTACGTGAGCGTATGTTCAATTTTAAATAATTGAAGTCGAATCTACAATTATATATCGCACGCTTCGCATGGACGTCCCCTTGAAAAAATATCATGTGCTCGAGAATGCACCGCCGACTACCGTAGTGAGCGTTGACGAATACAATTACGCAGGTTCGTTCACCACTGAAAGAATCGTGGATGCCGCCATGATGTTTCTACTCGGCCGAGTGGTTTCCGAGGATATCAAAGCGTATCGGGGACTAATCAACGAATTTCTCAAAGTGGTCACGACGCCTGCGGTTTGGTTTACAATCAGATTGGCCAAACGCACCGACGCTTTTGAAATTCCAAGATGGCATCGCGACGGAAAGATGTTTCGTGTTGGCGCGACCGAAGGTGTCCCATCGAGATGTTACAAGATCGCGGTGACTTTATTGGGTGCGCCGACACTAGTACTTGAGGAGTCAGCTCGGGTGATGGAGATCATGAAAGAACGCAGATTTGATGAACGCAGGGAAACGCTTGCACGTGCGTTCGAACGTTCACCGCGAGTTGAAATCGCAACAGGTCAGATCTTCGCATTTACTTGCGGAGAACCGAATTCGCCGATACATTCCGAACCGGATATCAAGTCTGACCGCATATTCATGTCGGTGGTGCCCGGAACTCCCGATCAGATAAAGGAGCTCGCGAACATTCGTTCGTTGACTTACGCGGAGTAATCTTGCGCTTTACCGCTTGCCGCAGCGCTTGCTTTTTTACCATATAAAAAACAAAATGTAAATAAGTGAGTAAGTAAAAATGTCACTAAAGCCTAGTGAGCTCGCAGTGATTTATTCACAGAGTATGGTTTTACCGGCTAGTGAATTTGCCACGTGTAAACGTTGTCTCGGAAACTTTCTACCCGACATATCGTTGCATCCGAGTATATGTTGTATTGGAAAATCTCCGAATTATTCATCGGGCGCGACCAATTTCTATACGAGAGATCGACGTGGCGACGTTGAAAATTTCCCCGGATATTGGTTGGATATTGCAACTTGTAGTAGTAATCGCATTGAAATGCGTTCGCCAGATAGATTTGAAGCGCCACGTACGTTAGTTGAATTTTTTGACGATGTGACTTTTGACGCGTTATGTTCGGTCGTACGCGCCAAAGCGAAAGTATCAGACTCGATAGTGCAATTTTCAAGCGTAATATACTATGAAAATTGATTTTTCCGATGATGTTATATTAACAGTAACGACATGACCCGACCGAGTAAATTGATTCGGTCGTTTACATTGAACGATTTGACAAATCAAGCGAACTATACCGTGTGTGTGCTATGCAAATGCCGAATGATTTCGGCGTTAGCACTACATCCGAGAATCTGCTGCATCAAACGTTCGCGTGATCAAGATTCCAACTATAATAAATTTTATACCTCGGGCGAATCTAACGGGCGCGCCGAATACATTGATATTTGGCGTTCGCGTGCGAGAATGTCTTCCAAATATATAATTTTGATAGGTGACGAAGATGACGAAGGTGGATCAACTCTTTACAGAATAGTTGATCTTGACGACTATACCCCGTTTGACTATATTCACGCGATGACTCGTGCTAAGGCGCGCGTGGTCGATTCGATACCTGACGGCGTTAGAAGGTTTCGCAGGGATCACCGACGGGCTTTAGTCACGAAGATCTTGAAATCTAGTGACCGATTGAATGAATTACCCCTTGAAATTATGTTCGCGATCGCGGATATTTAACTTGCTTTTGACTTTACTTTTGACTTTAACTTTCTTCTATTTGTCAGCGCGATCACAAAGTAAAAAACTGAATTTTATCGACACCTATTTATAATCGACACGACTAGTACCCTCAATGCGACCGTGTGATTTCGACAAACCTAAATCTCGTTGGTCGCCAAATTGCCTATTATGCGGTGGAACTTATACACTTACCGAAGGATCAATTCCACGAGTATGCTGTATTAAAATTGGCACGGAACGGCAAAATAACGGTGTTATGATAGTACCTGATGCTATTAGAAATATTGTACTTGAACGTACCCACGGCGGCTCACGTGAGAAATTGATTCTAGTTGACTTTCATGAATATGTGCCGACGTATTATATGTTGGCGTATATGTGTGACAAATCGACGGTGATCGATGAAATTTACGTTGGCGCACGCGCGTACTGGCGCAAATGGTGTCATCGCGAATATCAACGTGTGATCGCGCAAGTGTTACAGCGGGAACTTGATTTACCTGGTGAAATCGCCGCGGTGATTTCGGAATTTACATGAACTTGCGCGAACTTGATTAATCCACGATGCTTAATTTTTTACCCGGATCGTGTGGAAAAATTGAATCGGGTGTGTATTTGATTATCAGCAACTGCATTTTGACATTATATAAAATGCGGCGGTGCGACTTCAACGTGCACACTATTAACCCTGATTTACCGGTCAATCACATCCGCATAATCGCTCACCCGTTTTCCGAACCAAATGTATGCGGATGGTTTATATATTGCACGAATCGCATCAACTACGTCACGAATACCGGAAATGAATTTGATTTGGTCAATTTCCACGAGTTGATCATCCACTTCGAAGTGGAAATTGTCGTGCATCACAAAGTAAAGCTTTCAAACGAAATTCCGGCGGGTGCACTCGCTTACTGGCGCAGATATTGCCGCCGCAAATATCAGCACGCGATCGCGCAAGCGTTACAGCGGGAACTTGATTTACCTGGTGAAATCGCCGAGGTGATTTCGAAGCTTGCGTGAACTTGCCACGATGCTTGATTTTTTAAAAATGAATTGGTCGAATGATTAAGTTATAAGATGCAACCAAGTGATTTTGACAAGGTTGTTCCCAAACGCTCGACCAGATGTATTTCAGCCGGGCCGGGTTGGGGTGATGCCGACCCTGATTTTGATAGCCCATATACCTTTGATGTTGACGGTATTTATTATATCTCGACTGATAAGGTTGCGACCAAATTGGTCAATTTCTACGCTTGGATGTATGATGTTTATGCATGCAATCTTATTGGTGATAAGTGGAGGGTCTGTAAAGATATTCGTGATGGTGCACGTGCTTACTGGCACAGACGATTCCACCGTGAGTACTACCAACGTGTGATCGCTCAATGGGTTCAACGCGAGTTGGAATTACCGGGTGAAGTCGCGCGGATGATTTCAGAGTTTGTTTGATCGTGATTGCGAGCGACCGATTGATTTTTTGCGTAAAAAATTGAAGTCGTCGATCGATTAGATATCAACGGTTGCAGCAATGCAGCCGAGCGATTTCGCCGCGCCGAGTGCGCGACCCAGTTCGCCGCCAGCGTATATCCACATAAGGGGTACATCGCCCGAGGATGAATACCGTGGTTACGACGGCCAACTTCTGTCTTTGGTTGACCGCATTAACATTGTCACGAACACTGGGCTTGAAACGGAAATAGTCAACCTGCACGAACAATACCTGCTTCTCGAAGTGAATGGTAGCATGATTCTCAAGAAAAGACTCACTGACGGCATGTTTGATAGTGCACGTGATTACTGGCGCAAGAGGTCCCGCAACCAGTACCAGCGTGCGATCGCACAGTGGATGCAGCGTGAGATGGACTTGCCCGGTGAAGTCGCAACGATGATTTTGGAGTTTGTTTGATCAGTTTGAATTCACTTGAGCCGACATCTTTGTTTTTTTGCTAAAACTGAATCGGCCACTTGATCATTTATCAAGATGCGAGATAATCCCAATGGGAGGGTGATTCGATCCATCGGTGTGTACGGTCCATTATTCGGCCAGTACAATTGGAATAAACTGGTACATAATAATGGTATTTATCTGGTCGTGCAGACCGGAGCTCATTGGTCGTATAAAATCACATTGGTTGATTTGCAGAAATTGATGATTCGTATAAGCGCTGAGCAGGCGTGGAAAATGATCAACTGCAAAAAACAAATATCAACGACCATTTACAATGCGGCGAGCATGTATTGGAAAAAGCGAAATCATCGTGAGTATCAGATGGTAATCGCACAATGGGTGCAACGCGAACTGGAGCTACCCGGTGAAATCGCGGAACTGATTTCGAAATTTATTTGAAATTGATTGGTCGAATTAATCAAGCGCGACCGCGTTCATATTTTTTATGATGGCCGCGCGATCGCAGGAATACCAATGTGCGCGGGATGAAGCGCGAGTCGGCTTGGTCGCGGCGAGACTCGACTGGAGTGTTTTCATCGCAGCGGTTCCATTGCGAACATACACACGATGCAACACTGTCGTCGAATTGATTAGTTCCGGAGTCAATTCGGTGGTGACCAGGTATGAATTGGCCGGCGAATGTAATTCAATAAACTCACGTGCGCGCACAACATTTTCTTGATGTTGCTTAAACAGTTCATGAGTTGGCACGTCAGCGATTTCAGCATCACTGCCAAACGGATGTTCGATACCTAGTTCTTGCGCGAGTCGATATGCGTGTGGAACCGGATCATCAATGCGATTTTTCACAGGGTTGATCTTGGTTTTTACGGATTTCTTCAACATGCGAGCGGGTATGTTAGTTGGCAGGATTTCATACGGGTTGTTCTTGTGCTCGACCAAAATAATCTCATCACATAGGTTTTTGAGTTGATCCTGCTTGACCTTGAGATGATCTATTTCAGATTTTAGAGTACCATTTTCCGCGAGAATAGTCTCATTGGTTGTTCGCAATTGTTCAAGTTCCGCTTTGATTTTGAACTCGCCGGTGGTACGCAGTTGATAAAGAACATCGTATACAAAGTCACGGAATGTATCCGCAAGCTGAGAGCGAGAATTCATGATCAAACGATAAACTCCGAACTCGGTAAGAAGAATCTTACGGTTATCAATCGCGAGTTTACCTCGGTGTAATTTATAAGTGATAATATTATATTTTTGTCGAAGCTCTTGAGAGACTATTTCCTTCTCAGTAAAGTTAGTAAGCGAAGTTCTTACCTTTTTAATACCGAGTACCTTAGCAACATCCTCGGCGTAAAAGAATGGGAATTGGTGAGAGTTCAAAATTCTAATCGGCAATTGATTAAATAAGCGATTAATTTCAAAATTATCTTGTTTATTGAGCAAGATATCACCGCCCGTAGAGCGTACGGTTATCGCCTCATCAATTTCAAAGTCACCATCTTCATCAAATAAAATTTCTTCATGAGAATCTTCACAAACTTTTTTATTTTTCTCAACTTGAATTTTTGATTTCCCCCTGACCTGCATTTTCGTGTTTTTTGTATTGGAAAAGTATCGGTTATAATTATATGTTGTCTATATTATAAGTGAATATACTTTACAGAAATAATAATTAATTAATTATCGTCATAAAGAAATATGGACACTAAAATATATGAGGGTGTTAGGAAAGTTACTCTGAAAGACGGTACAATCCGTGAATATAAGACAAGGAAAGTATACGCGGTTAAACCAAAGAAGGAAGTTACAAAGACTGAATTGTCAAAAAAGGTTTTGACAATCGACGATCCTAATAAACTACTACGAATTAAAGCGATTATCGAAGAATAAATGGAAAAAATAGCTGAAATTGAGGAGAAATTTGTTAAAAAGTATTGTTTTTACCTGATTGAGTTACCAAAGATAATTGTACCAGGTATAGATGATATTGTCCCGATATATAAATTTGGAATCACCGAGGATATCAAAGGTAGAATTGTAACACATCAAAGAAATCTAAAATTTACAAGAATTATAGGAGTTTGGGACTGTTTATGCGCTGAAACCATGCGAAATATTGAGAATACTATCAAAAATTTAGCGAAAACCAATGGAGAACTTAAAAATATTATGGGAAATACCGAACTGATACAATGCTTAGATATTCAAAAATACATTGATCGGGTAACGCTTGACATTGTCGCGGATAATCCTCGTAGCGATAATGCAATCGAAGCAACACCTATCATCAATTCTGACAAAATATGTGTCCTTTGTAATAAAGAATTTAAAAAACAGTCCGATTTTGAAAGACACTTAGATAGGAAAACACCGTGTGTAATTCAATCGATCGATCCTAAATATATTAACGATCCTAAAAGATGCACTTATTGTAACAAAGTATATTCTAGGATGGATAACTTGACCAAACACTTGAAGATATGTAAAGTAAAAAAGAACGCGCCGATTAACGTCACAGATGGTATACGTTTAGAATATGAAATGAGGCAAATGAAGGAACAAATGTATAAAAAAGATGAACAACTCAAAATGTTAATTGAACGAATTCATGCTCTTGAAATCAAAGCGGTTGCAAAAAATTGAAACGGGTGTATTTCCTTTCATAAAATGGCCACTCGCAAGAAGGTCATCCCCAAGAAACTCCGCGAAATGGTATGGCTGACATACTGCGGTAAGAATTTTGAAGCGAACTGTCATCTTGAATGCGGTAGCAGAATAACCGTGTTCACGTATGAATGTGGACATGTACTCGCCGAACATCGCGGCGGCGACCTCCACATCGATAATCTCCGGCCGATTTGCAGCGCCTGCAATCGCAGCATGGGCACCAAACATATGTACGATGAATTCGCGATAAATTTCTGGCCACGGTGTTATGGTTGCAACAGCTCTTACCCGGGATCTAAATTACTTACGGGTAAATGCTACGCGTGTACCCGTAAGTAATTAATTGCAAACCTACCCACTTACTATTTTTTATATAAAATTGATTTGACCACGTTGATATATCATTAACTGTCACTGTCAACTGTGTCACGTATAATATACAATGTCCCGTCAGGTCCAAATAGAAGATGTTGTTCGCGGCGATATCATCACGCTGGGCTTTGACGAGATGATTTCATACCCAATTTTGGTACTTGATGTCGATTATACACATGTGATTGGTATTGATTCGACCGGTGAATTTGATCGGTTTCCATATGATAACCCGTTCACACCGTGTCGTATCGAGATCGTCCACCATATAGATTTGGAATCTAAGTGGGATTGTAATTTGTCACTGAGTACCGATCATTGAGAGATGAAACATCACATTGCTTATTTTTATATAAAATTGAATTGGTCGATTGAGTTATTATCTATAATTGGACTCACGACTACTTAAAATGAACGATTACTTTAAGCTCGACGTTGCCATTGAAAACGGCGATCTGAAGACCGTCATCATGTACAAGGACACCGGTTACAGTCTGTACGCGGAGCAAATGGCAATCATCAACGGACATGCTCACGTCGTGTCTTACATCAATAGACACTTAACTCGACGCAACAGCACCGGAGTGGTCCACGTGCATTCGAGGTACGACAAGAAATCGGGCAAACGCGTCTGGGATGATTGCGTTCCGGTGCAACTACGCCCTTACTTCCTAGGCAGCGTGATTTAACCTAAACTAGTAATCGCGCCGACGCGTGAAACCACTTATATTTTTTGTATAAAATTGAATTGGTCGCTTGGTTATTTAACTACTTGCCAGCTTACTTGATCGCCAAAACAACCATGGAAAACATTGACGTTACCGTCGAACTTACGCCCGCGCACCTTCGCATCGCTGATCTTAGTGTCCGTGCAAGTGCTGCTGAACGCAGGGTGTCCGATATGGTTGATAAACTCCGTGCGCTGTTCGTCGACTACACAATTGGCTACAGCAAAGTTAAGTACCTCGATGCAAAGTACATACCGGCCGAACGTCATCCCGGCTCAATCTTTCCTCGTTGGTCATACGACAGTACCATACCGAGTGCTCTTCGCGTGACCACCAATCGCGACTGCGTGCTCGACTTCACTAACTTGAAGAAGTACATCGACGAGATAATCGCGACCAAGCCGGTTGATCCTTGGGATGAGATCTATAGCGTGGTAAAGACCGGTACTACGTTTGACAGCGAGATGGAAAACGCGTACCGGACGCGTGTTCACGAGCTGACTGAGAAACTTGCAGCGGCAACCGCCGAAATGAACACCTTGCGCACAAAGCACAGTCGCGAGTTCTGCAATCTCCAAACCGAGAAGAAAGAAATGAAGCGAAAGTTAATCGCGAAACATGAGGACGCGATCAAACTCGCTGCGACCGAGCATGCTAAGAAACTCGCTGCGATGGAAGTAGACCATAAGAAGTTTGTCACGGCTCTCTACCTCAAGTTGAAACCCGACTACAGCGCGTACACGTCCAAGATCATCCAACTGAACGAAGAAATCCTCGCGGCAAACGCAATCATCGCCGAGAAAACTGCTGAAAACTCGAAGATCAGCGAACTGAACCAACAGCTTGAACAATCGCGCGCCCAAACAATTGAACTGCGCGACCAAGTCAACAAATTGACCAGTGAAAAGAAGGAACTTGCAAATAAACTCGTCGAAAATACCAAGTTGACCAACGAGTTGATTAACAAACTTGCTGCGGCTAACGAAGATGTTGTCTATCTCAATGAGAAATTGAGTGCGACCGCAGCAACAATTGGAAGCTGCTGCTGTGATTGTTGCCTATCTAAATGAGAAATTGATCGCGGTAGCTGTAACTACAGGGATCATAGTAACAGTTCCCATTTCATAGGTTGTTCCGGACCTATAACTCGAGGGTCTAACTTGCTTGATTTGATCGATTTATTTTTTCGCTGCGCACCACCGACGATATTAAATATGGAAATCGGTTGTATCCTACACACAAATGCGATCGCGCAGATTACAGCTACGACAAATAGAAAAACAATAATAACTTCGCCGTTCAACGGTTTCATTTTGATTACTCTAATTATTCGATTAATCAATTAACTATACTACGAAAATCAAAAAAATAAAATTGAAACGCACGTTGAGATATTTATCTCTTGCAACCTACTAAATTACCAATTTACACCAATCATGTCGTGGCTCGTCGGAAGTTCAAAGTTCCTCGGATCGGACCGCAACGGTATGTGTGACGAATATCCGCAATTTGCGCGCGGTAATCCCGATTGTAGACCTCATCCCGAAGTCGACTGGGAATGGCTCTGCCCTTGCAAAACTTCAAACTGGGAACGCGATTTGACTTGCGGAATACCTGTTCGCGGACTTGATTTTGAAGCTCTTGAATACCCGGAAAATTCCAAACCGGCTCTGCGCGCTTTCGCAGATGCCAACCGCAACGATCCTGATTGTCGCAAGAAGTTTGCGGCCTTTAGTCGCGAACATGGTTGGGGAGGTTATTAAGTGTAAAGTTTACTCGCCGCGGTAACTTTATTTTTTGAATCGATCGAGTGTTTCAACCCGATCCAAATAAAATGGTAAATCCGGTGAATATAGTAATTCAATATGCAGATCAGCTTTTCTCACGGCGGATCTTTTCATCGCGTTACGTCGCCATCTACGTATATATATCGCGGCCAAATAGTATCTGTACAAGCCCCAAAATATAACAGTGTGTTTAGATTGAAACTTCATCTGGTTGTGGTGACAAATTATTTCCGTTCCCCACATTGGCGAGATCGACTGTGTCAAATACATCAAGTGGTTATGTGAACAATCTACTTGATCCGCTTTAGGTAATTCGGGTAACCAAGTAAGATTGTTGCGCGAACAATTTAGTTTCCACGCATTTAATTTTTCACCCGGCGCGGTTAACTCGATCAATTCATTGTCTTGGCATGCCAGTGATATAATCACGGGTAATTTCGGTAGTCGCGTTAATTTATTCTGGCCGCAACTTAGATACTTTACCCGAGGTAATTCCGGCAATTCCGTTAATTGATTTTGTGAACATAATAAACTCTCAACGTTTGATAACTCTGGTAACCGTGTTAATTTATTCTGACTACAACTTAGATACTTCACCCGAGGTAATTCTGGTAATTCCGTTAACTGATTTTGTGAACAGAATAAACTCTCAACGTTTGGTAACTCTGGTAGCCAAGTAAGTTTATTACCTGTGCAATAAAGACATCTCACACGATCATAACCAGGAACATCAGGCATTTCTGTCAGACCGAGATTACGAACATCAAGTATTTCATGTCGACCCATAATTTTTAATCGACCAATTACGATATCCATTGAATCGCGTATTTAAGTAAATTTAAAATAAACATATCAACTGTGAAAATGGTAATTAACAAGGTTCTTTGTATACATAACCGGTTGCGTTCATGTATTCGCAATCATCAGCGGACGGATCTGCCTGAGTTTCCAGCGACATAACATCGGTATAAAGTAGTTTAATAGTCGAGGCGTCGCTAGGCTTACATGCGCGCCGACCGAGTGTAACTGCACGATCACCGTCAAATTCGTCGTCGGCCTTCTTACCCAACTCTTCACCGGTAGTAAAAAGAGCCGCGCGGTTGCTACTATATTGCCCACTAGTGTTTGCACCCATATGCTCGCGCGATTTAGTAAATTCGTCATCGAAGTCCTCAACAAATGTTTCACCGCGACCAAAGTTAGACATACCGGTCGCGCCCATGTTAAACGAACCCTGATACGGATCGATCGCCGGTGCGAGACTCGGTGCGCTGTCGGTATCAACATGACCAAGGCGTCGACGGGCCATCGACTCGAACCTTGCCGTCAAATTCCAAGCGATCACGAGCACAATTAAAATTACTACTGCGATTACAATATAATTCATTTTGTAATTTCGTCGAGTCTACTATATTATAACCGACCAGATAATTATTTTTTTAACAGTTTTCTCCGAGTTGTTATTCGGGTCGAACTAAAAAAAAGTAATTGGTAATTGGTAATTGGTGTTTGCGATCGCACGAATATCATTTAATCATCGCTATCCGAGTCGCTTTCTGAGAAAAATACTCTCACGTGCTCTGAAATAATTTGCTTATCGTGCTTACCATCGGTGAGAAGCTTAGTTCCCGGTTGCAAATGCTTGTTGGCCTGAGCTTCAACAGCCCGACGATAATCCGTGACAACCTCGCCACCATCTTGCATTTGATAATTAACGTATTCAACCATGCTGTTAACTCTGGGCACGATCTTAGTATTGATTTCTCCGATCACCTTTGAATAAACTTGATTGGTGACCTGTTGACCTACCGCATTGACAAGTTCCTTAGTATTTTGCTTGACAATGGCCAACTGCCTGTCATTGGTGAGTGCCAATTGGTTATTAACCTTGTCCATTCGCGCGCTAACCGTCGCATCTACTTCCTTACGCAAATCTTCGGCGGCGCGTGAAACTGCAATCTTAGACTTACGTTCGATTTCACCCTGCAGTCGCAAAACTACATCGTGTGTAACATCATCAGTAATACGAACGCGAATAACATCAAGATCTTCAATAAGTTCCCTATTAAGTTGCTGCTTTAGTTCCTTCAGCTGCGAAGTGATTTCTCCCTGAATCCATTTCTTGATTTTAGGATCGATAGTCTCTGACTTGCGTGGACCCGACGACATATTGTTTTTAACTTTTACAGTGGTAAAGTGGTAAAGTGGTAACTTAATCTATTATCAATCATAGGTATATTTTCAATACAAATTTAGTTAATCATCGGCGATGTTGTCATCGGGATGTTCATCTGGATATTTCATCCCGGCCGGCGCAGGCGCATTCCCATCGGCACTTTTAAAGATATCACGTGATCGATCATCACATGAATCTTCGCGTGAACAATCTTTGTCCGATATCTTTTTACCCACGGTAAAATCAGATTCCATCATAAAGTTTGGCCTGTCCGGTTCATCAAACTCTATCAAATCGGCCGAGTGATTTTTGTCCTCGATCGACTTGATGTTTTCGCCGTCCTTGGCAACTTCTAAATTTTTAACTTGGCGTCGACCACCCCCTATTTTACCTTGGGGGAGTTTCTTAAGATAAATTTCATACAATTGCGAATTATCAACCGGGTCAACGGTTATCCGATCGCCCGAATAATAATAAATAAAAATAATATCTGACATGTTTTCGCCGACGCGCAGTGTTCCCGCGGGATCACCTGACAAGACCGGTCGAATATCAGACACAACCAACGGATCATAACCTTTTACATCTACGATCAAACCGACTCGCCATTTACATGATCGCGCAACTTCGGCCAAACCTCGCGCGTATACTTTATTTTGGCTTTGAGAACCTCCCATTGATATAAGTATATAATTATCGGATCAAAAAAAGTATTTAATTTTATTTTGCTCCCGATACAATCCTGCTTTACAATCCCGATGTGAACTTATCATTGATCAGTTTATTCCAACGTTCGGCTTCTTCATCGTCGGTATCCTCGTCATAATCCGGCTTTGAATCTTCAACTCGCTTCTTGAACTCGGCAATCTGATCGTCATCGAATCGCGTACCACGTGCCTCGATAAGTTCATCGGCAGTATATGCGGCTTTACCATGTTTAACACGATCCAGTCCGCGCGATACCATTTGAAAAAGTGGATTATTCGCGAGCAGATCATCTTCAACCCGATTGGACTTAGTCTTAGATGAGAATGATAGCTTGTCCGCGATAGATTCAAATCCTGCAAACACATCATCGACCGCAGTCGTATTATCGATATCAATTGAAAATTGCGGCATCCCGCCGGCAACAACTGTATTGGGAATCGAAGGTGTAGATACAACAGTGGGTGTAGGCGCTTGCGCCTTCATCTGAGATCTCATCTTATCCAATTCCATAAATAGTTCCATATGAAGTTCCATTTTGATAGAATCTTTTAGTTCGTTAACAATCGACTCTTTCAATTCGAGAACGAACTCTTGATATAGTTCGTGCAAGTCAAACTTAAGATTTTGAATGTGATTCAAATCGTTAGTCTCGCCGATCAACGCAAGCTTATTCTGCAATTCCGGTGGAATTTCTACGTTGTCTGCCGCAGATTCCTCAGGATCAAAATCACATTCTCTGACTAGTTCTCCAGAGATCTTCTCGACGAGCTCCATCATATTACTCCCACCGATGCGCGAAGCGCGATCTATATCATTAAAACGTCTAGCGCATTCGGCTACCGTGGCCGGAATTAGCGTAGAAATAATTTTAGTAAGGAAATCCACCTGCTCACTCATTTTTGTATATATGTACACGATGCATGACTTTAATATATTAATTTTACATCACGCATACTATCTTGGTAGCGAAGATTTAGAATTAATATAACCGCTCGCGGATCGCCTTGGACGCTAAGTCGGACGAAAGATCAATTATAACTCGACCCCGAGTGCTTATAATTTCCAATTATAGATTTATGTTATCCTATATATCCTATAGCCACAGCCCCATATCTGTGTCTTTTGTGGCCAATATTTATTTAAATTTGATTTAATCATATAATCTATATAGATCTCGACCTAAATAACCATGTCTCAGTCACAGTTGCTATACAGCGGCCGGATTACCGGAGTAAGGTTCAACCTCTCAGGTACTGAAACAGTGGAAAAGGACTCGTACTCACACATTACGTCGTGGGACTTGTTCCGTAATAACATCCCCCATCCGGGTGGTGTATATGATGCCCATACGGGTACAACTGATCACTCGTATCGATGCTTGACGTGCTACAATAATAAGCGCGCGTGTATTGGTCATGAAGGTGATTTGCAGTTGAACTACCCAGTGTGGAATCCTATGGGTGCCAATGAATGCCGGAAGTGGTTGAAGTTGATCTGCTTTAAGTGCGGACATCCGATCATTGAAGACAACGCATTCATGCGTTTCCCTCGTGGAAAGCGTTTGGATGAGGCGTCTAAGATTGCCCGTACCGGCAACAAGAAATGTATTCATTGCAAGGAAATACATCCTGTGATCAAGAAAGATCTCAGTGAACCCCTTGCGTTGGTTGCGGAATTTTATGAAGAGAAGCGACAAACCGATAAGTGGATTATCCTTCCTCACAAAATAGGCGAGATTCTATCCCGTGTGAGCGATGAAACCGTTGTCAAGCTCGGTAAGAGTGTGACATCGCATCCTAGAAACTTTATCCTTCGTGCGATTAAGGTACCCCCGGTATCTATTCGCCCGGATGTGAAAAAGATGGGTGGTGGCAGGTCAACTAACGACGACTTGACAACCATGCTCCAAGTGATTATTAAGAAGAATGACGCGATGCCCGCGGTCATACCTAACGTAATCGATCCGAAGATGGAAAAAGCTATCTTCGAGTTGAATAACTCCTACTTTGACTTCGTCAAGGCCGGAGGTGAGAATGCAATGAACTCACTTGCTTTGCGCCTTAAGGGTAAAGCAGGAAGATTCAGGAAGAACCAGATGGGTAAGCGCGCAAGAAATATGTGCCGAAGTACCATTACTGGTGACCCTAGCATTCGCATTGATGAAGTCGGCGTCCCGTTGACTTTCGCGCGCACGATCCAATATGAGGAAACCGTGCAAGAATACAACAAGAAGCGACTATTGGGATATGTTCAAAATGGACGTAAGAAGTACCCTGGCGCTACAAAGATCATTAAGAGGAACAGCGGCACCGAATACGACGTAGACAGTGCCCGCGAAATAGATCTTGAAAACGGTGATATTGTTCTCCGTGATATGATTGATGGAGACCCGGTTAATTTCAACCGACAACCGTCATTGATGGTGAGTAACATCTCCACTCATCGAGCTAAAGTGACTCTTGATCCGACGATCAAGACGTTGCTCATGAACGTCATTGCGTGTCCTCTTTACAACGCTGATTTTGACGGTGATCAGATGAATTTGATTATTAGCGCTGGTGTGGCAACTCGCAATGAGATTGCTGAACTTTCCAGCGTACCCAATTGGTTGATTTCACACACAACTTCGAGTCCTTCGCTTGGACAAGTGGATGATTCAGTTATTGGAAGTGCCGAATTGACCCGAACCGGTGTACAATTTGACAAATATCACTCGATGCTTCTGTTTCAGAACTCAACATACCTACCGTCGTTTGGCGACGTTGGTGTTGATGGAATTAGCGGCCGCGAGTGTATCGGCAAAATCCTTGAGGAAACTCCGATCAACTTTACACGTGCCGCCGAATGGTACAAACCCAACATGGCACAATGGCTCAAGTATGACCCTGACGAAATTCAAGTGAAAATCGATCAAGGTAAGCTGGTCAAGGGTGTGCTGGACAAGAAAAGTATCGGTAAGGGAGCGAACGGTGGTGTTTACCACATTATCGCGAACGAGTACGGTGCTGACAAGGCCCTCGAAGTCATGTTCAACATGCAGCAGATGGCCATCGCATACATTATGCAGTTCGGTTACACGATCGGCATCATGGATCTGATAGTATCACCGGAAGCGAAGCTGGAAATTGACAGCATCGCCGCGGATATTATCAACAAGTCACGTCTTATCACTGAGAAACTACACGTCGGGGCGATCATCCCCCCGATCGGTAAGACCGTTGAACAATTCTTTGAAGAACAGCAAATTAACACTTTGAGTATCTTTGATGATTTTACAGAGCCGATTCTAAAGGCTATCAACCCTCGCACGAACAACTTGTTCAAGCTGATTATGTTCGGCAGCAAGGGTAAACTTGACAACATGTTCAACATGATGTCGGCGATCGGCCAAAAGCTGATCAACGGTGAGCGCATCCGTCAGAAGTTCGGCTTCAAGCGTACACTCCCATATTTCCAGCGATTTGACACTTCACCTGAGGCTCGCGGTTACATTACCAACTCGTATTTGGCCGGAATGACTTCCAGTCAGTACGTGTTCAATGCTATGGCAGCGCGATTTGATTTGATTTCGAAGGCTCTGAGTACTTCCGTTACTGGTGAACAGAATCGTAAGTCTATCAAGAATCTTGAGTCGATCATTATCAACAACCATCGTTGGGCTGTCAAAAACCAAAACATTATTGAGTTTGCGTACGGTGAGGATTTCCTTGACCCGCGCAAAGTCGAACGTGTGAAGTTCCCGACCATTATGATCGGCGATCGCACATTCGAGGAGAAGTATCTGCATAAGAGCTTCCCGAATGAATTCGCGGTGATGAAGCGCGACCGAGAGGAGTACCGAAAGGCATTCTTGAAGGTTGAACAAATCAACGTGAAAGAACTTATGAGCGATGAACGGCGCATGCCCGTAGATGTTGCTCGAACTATTCAGGATATTGTTCGTGATAACCAAGATTCGTTGAAGGAACCGACTGCTGAGGTGCTTAAGAGCATGGTGGCGACGGTTACAGCTCTCTGCGAAGGTATCCCGTACGTTCTTATCAATGAAATTCAGGAGAAACGCAAGACCGAAGTGCCTGAATACATTAAAGCCGCAAGTTGGCTACTAACAATGCTTATCCGCACTCATCTGCACCCGAATGCTCTCATCGAATTGAAGATGACGCCGAACGTGCTCAAGGTGATCGTGGATAAAATCAGACTCCGATACTCGCAGGCTTTGATTGAACCGGGAACGGCCGCGGGTATTATTGCCGCACAGTCATTCTCTGAGCCGCTCACGCAGTACATGCTTGACGCTCATCATCGTTCCGCCTCCGGTGGTACGTCGAAGTCAGGTATGACTCGTGCCAAGGAAGTACTCGGCGCCAAGGACGTTGCGAAACTCGACGCACCTTCGATGCTCATTCCAGTACTTTCGGAATTCGAGTCAAACAAGGCTCGAGTGCAAGAAATTGCCAACAATATCGAAGTGATGAGATTCAAACAGTTTGTCACCTCGTGGCAGATCTTCTTCGAGAAGTATGGTGAGCCGATTCACAGTGCATACAAGCATGAAACTGCGTTTATCGCTGAATTTACGACGCTTAACCCGCTTCTGGCCGCACCAGGTGACTTGATCAAGTGGTGCATCCGTATCGCTTTGAACAAAACTACATTGATTCTCAAGAATATGTCTCTGGATTTGATTATCACAAAGCTCAGAGAAATCTTCCCGGATGTGTTTATCGTTTACACTCCGGAAAACGCGAAACAGATCGTTCTCCGCATCTACATGCGTAACAACATGTTCAAGGGAGCGATTACCACTAACGATGTGAAGGCCCTCAAGGAATCTATCCTTGACACTATTATTCGCGGTGTTGACGGTATCACTAACACCAGCGTGGTCAAGATGATTCGCAACATGGTGAACCCTGATGGAAGCATCTCACGGAATGATAACGCGTGGGGTATCCAGACCAGAGGAACTAACATGCGAGGTATCCTCGGAAACAAGTTTATTGATCGGTATCGTGTACTCACCGATGCTATCCAAGAAACGTACCGAGTGTTCGGCATTGAAGCCGCGCGTCAGAAGGTAGTGAGTGGACTGCGTGAACTCGTAGACTCTTGCAATCACAGACATTATCTCACGTACGCAAATGAGATGACTTACACCGGACGGGTGACTTCGATTGAATCAAGTGGTCTGAAAACTCGTGAGGCGAGCAATGTGCTTCTTCGTATTGGTTTCACTAGCCCTGTCGCAACCATTGAGGAAGCTGCTGTGAATTCGATGGAAGACACTGTAAGTGGAATTACAGCTCCGCTACTGGTTGGAAGTATCCCTCGCATTGGCACGCTTTACAATGCTATGCACATCGATAGCCAATTCGTTACTGAGAACGTTAAACGTCCGGATGATATTTTGGAGAGTCTTTTCGACTAAGTTCGTCTCTATAACAACGAGTTTCAAATAAAAATTGAAACCTATATTTTTTATTATGATTAACCCGATGGAAGCTCCTGCTCAAACCAAGACATGTATCGCGTGCAACGTGGTAAAAGAATTAAAAGATTTTCCTGCGAAGCGAAACCAATGTAAGGCGTGTAGAAATGAAAATGGCAAGGCTCTTGCAATCAAAAGAAAAGAAGATCCTGCATACGTTGAGAAAATGAGAAAGTATCGTGAACAATATAACGCTGCAAAGAAAGAAACAATTGCGGTAAACAAGAAAAAATATGCCGAGAAAAACAAAGAAAAAACAGCCAAATACCAAAGTGAATATCGTGAAGTAAACCGTGACAAGTTGAGCGAATACAAGAAAAAATATCATGAAGAAAATGCAGAGATGATTGCTCAGAAAGCGAAAGCTCAATACGAAAAGGATCCGCAAAAGTATAAGGACAAATGCAAAAAATATTACAACGACAACAAAGAGGTAATATGTGAAAAGGTAAAAACGTATCGAGTTGAGAATGCCGATAAGATTGTCAACTATCATGTTGACTATTGTGAGAGAAATTCCGAGAAAATAAAAGAGAGAAAAAAGAAATATTACGTCGACAACAAAGAGCAAATAAAGAGATATAAAGCAACGTATATGAGAGAACGTAGGCAAACTGATATTGAATTTAAAATCACATGTAACTTACGCACGCGTCTTCGTGATGCCGTTAAACGCGACACGAAATCCGCGCCTACACTTGATCTACTTGGTTGCAATGTTGATACTCTCAAAGAACACCTTGAGGCGGGATTCGATGATAAAATGACTTGGGACAACTACGGTACTTACTGGCACGTGGACCACATACGTCCTTGCGCAAGCTTTGATTTGACCGATCCGGTTCAACAACGTGAATGTTTTCACTGGTCCAACTTGCAACCGCTTGAAGCAATTGAGAACATTCGCAAAGGTGCTAAACTTGATTGGGTTCCTGACGAATAATCAGGTGATTACTTGATTTATTTTTTTCCCAATAACAATAAACAACATACAAAAAATAAAGCAACCGCTTTATATTAAATGTCAGTAAAGTGTTGTTTCTCAAGATAACTTGAAATCACTCGTCTGGTGTCTAGTAATCGGTGAGGAACGGGCGCATGCGCAGGTTGATCGCGTTGGTGATCATTTCACCGGCAGGCCATTCGCGCCCCGACTTGATGATGTCCTTGGCGGTGTCGCGCGCGTACGAGTACATCTCCACCGAGAGATATTCGTTGATCGCGCATTCCATTTCGGAAACCCATCCAACATCCTTGCCCGACACGTTGAGTGTCAGATAAATGTTGGCGAGTCTCTTGTAGTAGCCCGCGCGAATCAAAGGCTGATCGCAGATCCGAGTGGCGCGACCGAGTAGTCTGATGATCTTGTTAGCAAGGTCAACCGATTCTTCGCAGTGCTTGAACTTGCTAGGGATTGACTCCCATTGCGTTTCCAGATCCGCGGCGATGACCACGAGAGTGGAATGGCTGAGGGTCTTGATGAGAGCGTTGTTAAGGTGGAGATCCGACATTGTTTTCAATGGCAGTTTGATAAACCTAAGGCAGTCCGTTTCAATTTTAATCAAGATAATATATATGACCGCTCGCCGACCGTTATCACACTTAATTCGGCCGATAAAATTGAAATGGGCGGTGTTATAACTATCAACAAACCATCTACAACATGTCGACGGTTACCAACACTATCCAGCCTACGCTCACCCTTGACGAAGTCAGCTGGGCGCGCGAATTGGAAGATTGGGTCGAGTGTGAGGAGGCCAAGGCCGACAAACACTGGTCCAGCGTTGTCACTGGTTGGTTCACATCGAACAGTACCAATGCCGCCGCAGACAAGCGATCCGAAGAAGCGATTCAGTGGCAAACTGAATTGAGCAAGTACAGAGACGAGGTTATCGCGTCCCGTAAATGTGTCCCGGTGATGATCGATCATTCAGGCCCTCTGGATGAAGACGAAGAACCATTCTGGGAAATCTAAAGTAAGCATGCTCATCGCGCTGAAACAAACTAAATAATCGACCTGATTATTTTTTTTACATTTGCCTACTACAGGTGGAAGCACTATACTTGAGAAAAAATGAAACGGACTTTGATAAGGTTATCAAAGCACCGCGTACATAACCTTACCAGTTTACGAGTTACTTTACCCCAACCACCAACAATGTCCATCGAACTTACTTTCGTTTCCCCGAAGCAAATCCTCCACGATCTCGAAGATTGTGTCACGACTAGCCCTCTGAAAGTCACCAAGCGCCTCAACCGTTTGAGGGCTCTCTGCAAGATGATGAAGATCGACCCCGATGCTTACATCTCCCGTTTGGTGGTCGCCGAAGAAAAGAATATGGTCGTGACCAACGAACAGATCAACGAATTTCTTCAGCACGAAATCACCAACACCGACTCGCGCGTTACCTTCGCCCCTGATCGTGAGATCGATGACACCGTCAAGAAAGTGATCGAAGCCGAACTCACCGCCAAGTTGAACAAAGATCTTACGCTCTACAAGATCACGTGCAACCTTACTCATCGTCTCACCAAGAGGATAAGCAAACACTCGGTGTTCGGACCTCTCTACCGCGACCGCAAGATCATCTTTGTTCACAAGGGTGGTATCGCGTCACGTCTCTCTCTGCTAGACGAGTTCCCCGAACACAAGGATGAAATCGAGAAGAACTTCGGTCTCGGTGGTGACAACGACTGTTGCGTCATCATTGATCCTCGCCTTCCGAATTACGATGACATCCGGTCACTGCTCGTTGGCTACATTCACCACTTCATGATCGAGTTCGTCAACGCATTCAGTTGCGGAACGGTCGACTTTCTTGCGAAGAGAATCGAATCGGTTACCATCAACGACATGGTTCTCCCGGTGAAGCAGGCTGACAAGAACCACTTCACAATCAAGCCCGACGGTGATGTGACTGTCATGGACATCGACATCAAGAAGTGCGGCGTGTTCACGAGCTTCAACGATTCTCTGAAGTACACTGATGAGATCGGGCGCACGTGTCACTTCACTCTCCTCCGCTACAAGAAGGCTTTCCAAATCGGGAAGCGCATTCTCGGGGCTGAACTGCTCGACATCGCTATCCCTCACAGAGACGAGGAGAAGTCAATTCTCCAATACCATTATTACAAGACCGGCCAATGGACCAAGATCATGTCGCTGTAATAAACGCCCGGCTGCGTAACCGCCAACAAAAAATTTATCAGAGACTAACTTGGTTAGCTCTGATAAAATGACCTTTTTTATTTTTTATTCATCTTGCAATTTCTTCATTTCCTTCACCTTGCGCAAACTTACATAAGAATGCAATCCAATATACTCTTTGTCGTCGGCGGTGAGTTTGTCATATAGTGCGCGGTCAACCTTGGAGAACTTGTCAATATAGGTACTCATTGACGAATTCAGTTCGACTTCAAACCCAAGCTTGTGCGCCTCAGTGATAACCGTGTCAATGTTACACAACGGTTCTTGGTACATTTCATCGCTGAACGGCAACAGCACTGAAATCATCTGTCCGCTCGACGCGAGTTTATCACCGGCATATTCTTTCTTAATCGCATACTTGAGTACACCATTTTCACGCGATTCCCATTGTTTACCCCGAGGTAGATCCTTCAACAGATCAAACACTTTCTTTCCGTCCATCACAGTGAAGATGAAAACGCCATCGATCTTCAACATTTTCGCGTTGAAAATCAACAAGTTGCGTAGATGTTCAATTGTGTCACACATATAGTGCAGAGCAAAGTTGCAAACGATACCATCGCACAGACCAGTGTTCAACCCGAACTGGTACGTGTTAGCGATCAAATCCTTGAACGAAGTCTTCAAGTCAGCCACTAGAGTGTGTACGGTAAGACTCTTTACATCCTTGACGATAAGCTTCTCATATTCAGTGTCATGAATGCGATCATATTGAGTGACCACGCGAGTTTCTTGCGGGCGGGCAACTTCAGATTCATCACCTCCACGTTTCCTCCTCTCGTCGGTAAACCACTTGCGAACATGTCGCTTCTTCACAGCGAAGAATGCAAATTTGCGACGAATTAGTTCCGCAATAGCGGTCGGATCAACGTCAATAAATAGCGCATTTTCAACACCTATTTCTTGATATCTGTGCAGATCACCACCTCGACCAGCCGCCTCATCAATTACCCATTTGGTCGCACTGAGGTTGTCCTTGAGAAGTGTTGAGATTACGTACCGCTTGAACTTGTTAGGGGCAGTGTAGATATCACTAGCTTGCTTGGTGAAATAGCTCCCGGATGGTTGCCATAGTTCCTCAAAGTTAAACGGGTCAATATAATTGAGGAAAGTCAACTCGGCAATTCGGAAGTCGTTACCGAAATAGTTCTTCTCGAGCTTACGATCGGTTCGCACATGATGGAAAATCCACTCGGTGTTATCTTCGGTTCTCGCAAGCTCAATGATTTGACGATCAATCTCACCATGTTTCTTAGTATCATGATAGTACAAATACGCAAGTGGATTGGCACTGGGCGAGAATTGTATAGGGAAATATGCACCGGTTGTATCCGGGAACATATGTCTGTACTGGGGAATGAACCCCAATCCCAACTTCTCACG